CAAAAAAATAAAAATAAAAAGTTCGAAATATTGATCTATGGAATTTTATCATAATTTCAAATATAATTTTCGATCATTTTTGATGTTTTCTTTTCGGTTGTCTTTGATCATCAATTCTGCAATTGACGAAAATTGATGTTCTAAATAATTATATTGGTATGCAATCTGTGTCAAAGTGAAAAAGTATATATAAAACAAAAAATAAAAAGTCGGAAATATTGATCTATAGATTTTTTAAATAAATATGAAGCAAATTCGGAAAATATTTTTTTATCTGAATCGTTTCTTTGCATATTTGCGTTTGGTTGATACTACAGATTTTTTAGATTTATTGCGATACTTTTTTTTTTGGTAAAGTGACCTTTTTTTCGTGTTATGTTTCTTATTTTTTATAAGGGCATGAACAGAACCACCATATCGTGCTTTAGTGGTATTATAATGGTTTGTAGCGACATCAAAATCCAACAACACTGCATTATTGTTTCCCAATATAAAAATATTACCAATATTGAAGTCTCTATGATGTATATTGTGACTCTTTAGTAAATTATCAATAGTTTTTATGTAATCTAAATATTTCTTGGTGTTTTTATTGTCTCCTTGTTTACCTTCTAAACTTATTCTTTTCATTTCAAAAATTGAACAGAAGCATACTACACCATCTATCTCTTTAAATAAGTAACCGTATCCAGTTATTTCGGGTACAGTAATAGTATAATCAACATCAGCATCAGTGAGAACTCTCCGCGCCTTTTCTTGGAAATAAATTTCATCAATAAAACCGGACAAAAAATGACGACACCTATCTTCGTCAATACCACCCTTAATCTGAATTATTCTCAGTTTATAAAAGTTATAATCATCACTTGATTCGTCAATAAATTGTGTCATTCTTGATGTACTATCATCAATTAGTTCTATTTTTTGAACTTTCATGTCTATTTCTTGCTTTCCTACTTGGAAAGAAAAAGGTGTAAATTGTGATGGTATACTTTCGATATTTTTCAATACACCTTTTAAGTTTTCATTACGTAAATCTGTTAGATTTGTTGGCTCGTATTTGCCTGTTTGGTTATTTTTACGCTTCTTAGATTGCGTCCATTCATATGATTCTTCGTTTAATTTGTTTATCAGATCAGTATAGTCGTTTTTCTCAAACTCCATTTTTCTATTTTTTCTGGAACTATTTTTTCTGGAACTATTATTGGGCGGAGGTTTGTTGGTTGTTCCATTTCCATTACTCGTGGTTGTTGATCCATTTGTTGTTGATCCATTTGTTGTTGTATTGTTCTTGATTGTTCCATTTCCATTACTCGTGGTTGTTGATCCATTTGTTGTTGTATTGTTCTTGATTGTTCCATTACTATTGGTTGATCTATTTGGTGTTGTATTGTTGTTGGTTGTTCCATTGGGTATTGAATCATTTGAATCCATTGTACCAAATGTCAAGAAATTCATATCAGGTATATATTTATATATATACGTTATATTTTCTTATAAAAAATATAAGAAATGTTATATTTTTTATAAGAAATGTTATATCCCAATATATTGCTTACTTTTACAATGTAAAATAAATATAACTTTTATATAACATTTGTTGCATAAATATAACTTTTCTTATATTTCATGGATAACAAAAAAGTTATATTGAGGGGGGAGAAGGACTGAACCAATTCCGTAAATTTCAAAAAAATAAAAATAAAAAGTTCGAAATATTGATCTATGGAATTTTTGGAATTCCTTCAATCGCAATCATTTTCCGCTTATTGTATAACATAACAAGGATTTCTTCTTTGATATTATTCAGCATCTCATCTCCGTCGCGGTTTTGTAAATACCTTTGGAACGACGCGATAATATCCGGGTATTTCTCTTTGTATTCATCATACCACGCTTCCAATACAAACTCATTATTATCATATAGATCATCTACTTGTGCCTTTTTGTCTTGAATTTGCCACGCATTGTCTTTGTAGATCATCAAGTATTTGCCTTTGATGTTCGACAGGTAAATATTCATATTCTCTGGCTTGTTGGTATTAAAATGTACCTTTTCAATAAGTGACTTTACGCACTTGTTGCAGTCGTGAATGCAACTGATATAATCTTTCGGAGTAAGATGACTGTAATCTGTATCTTGATGATTCAATACCTGAATATTGATAACATTGTTGCCATTTTGAATAATACCCTGATTAACATTCTGAATTTGAAGTTTATTTGTCAATTTGTCTATTTGTTTCTGCATCATTTCCATTTTTCTATCTCTTAATGCAAGTTGCTTGTCCATTTGATTGCCTTTCAATATGAGTTGCTTGTTCATTTTCTCATCTTTTAATGTGAGTTGTTTATCCTTTTCGTTCAATAGGCGAGCAAGTTCTTGGAAATCTTCATCGGCATTTTTCTTACAGGTATATTTGATGTGTTTGCACAAAGATGATTGATGCTTGAAAATTTTGTCGCAATATTTACATTCATATGTTTTGATATCTTTTTCTGAAGTTGGGCTAATTTCGGCTAATTTTGGGCTAATTTCGGCTAATTTTTGATGCTTTTTTGTCTTCAAATGATTATCATAATGTGTCCTTATATGTGATGAAAAACTACAGCATTTACAGTGATAATTTTTCATTGTATATGAAATGATTTATATATTTATATTATATTTCTATATAAGAAAAATATAACTTTTTCTTATATTTCTTATAAAAAGTTATATTGTGTTTTTCTCTTACTTTTATAGTGTAAAATAAATATAACTTTTATATAACAATTCGCTACATAAAATATAACTTTCTTATATTTCTATGGCTAACAAAAAAGTTATATTGAGGGGGGGGGGAGAAGGGCTGAACCAATTCTGTAAAAATCCAAAAAAATAAAAATAAAAAGTTCAGAATATTCTTCGGCAGTCTTGAAAAATAATAAAGATAAAATTGATTTAATCTGATAAATCATTGGTGTGTAGCATAGCATACATAAGTCATGGAGCAACATTTGAAATCTACTTACGGATTCAACGAGTTTCGTGGATACCAAAAAGACATTATTAACGATTTACTAAATGGTGAAAATACATTTGCAATTTTGCCTACTGGTGGTGGTAAGTCTCTTTTGTATCAATTTCCAGCAACATACACTGATAAACTGACTGTTGTGGTATCCCCTTTGATTTCTCTAATGAATGACCAATGTAATTATCTGAACTCTAAAAATATCAAGAGCGTATGCTTAAATTCTGAATCGTTTGTTGACGTTGGAGAATACAAGAACTACAAAATTATATACACGACGCCCGAGTTTATAGAGAGGGGTATAGCAAGATTCGAAAAGATTAAAGATATAATTGGTCTTTTTGCAATTGATGAGGCTCATTGTGTCTCTCAATGGAGTCATGATTTTCGCGAAAGCTATCTAAAACTAGGTATTATCAAGAATACTTTCCCAGATATTCCCATGCTAGCCGTAACAGCGACCGCAACTCCACGAGTCGTGAACGACATTTACGATATGCTCAATCTAGACGAAGTCGGGGAGTATGTGCTAGGAACACGCAGAACAAATCTGGAAATAAATATATACCCCAAGCGGGATTTTGACCAATGTGAATTCAAAGAACCAACTATTGTATATGTCCAAACAAGGAAGGTGTGCGAGAGTCTGTGTGAAAAGCTTGTATCAAAGGGGGTATTGTGCGCATGCTATCATGGTGGGATGATGAAGACCGACAAGGAAAATAGTCACGAGCGTTTTACATCGGGCGATATTATGGTTATTGTCGCAACAATATCATTTGGTATGGGAATTGACAAGTCTGACATTCGCCACGTCATTAATTATGGAGTTCCCAGCGATATTGAAACATACTATCAGGAAATCGGGCGTGCCGGACGCGATGGTCTTCCCAGTAAGGCAACGTTATATTACGATAGAAAGGATTTCTCAACAACAATGTTCCTTATTAACCAATCAGAAGATCCGAAACAAATTTCATTAAAAACTACTGGTATGAATATATTTCGTAAATTTCTTGAAGAAAACAACATTTGTCGGCAGCGAATCATAGATTACTACTTTAAGACTGGTGATTATCCAACAGAAGAAGACATTATCAATATTCCAAAATGTAATATGTGCGACAATTGCTCAAATGGGAATAATCTAGCACATGTGGATATTACCGAAGAAACAAAGACAATTGTGAAAATTATCAAAGAACATCATTTTAGTAAAGGATTTACATATGGGATGGAAAAAACGGTGGCACTGATAAAAACTGGTGGGGGTGAGATATTTAAGTCAATGACTAAGGTGCGTATTAAGGAACTATTGGAAATTTTAATAGCAAAAAACATACTAGTGCGCAATTCTAAAGGCAATTATTTCGTCATATGTGTTGGAAATAAAGATATAACGAAAATGTTGCCCATAACAGCCAGGATTAAACCAGATGTTGTTGTACCAATTAAACCAAAGCAGTCTTCTTACGCAAAACGCGTTCATGAGATAAGAACAACTGTTTCTGAAAGACATGGAATTATTCCAACTATATTTATCAACGATCGTGTCTTGATGAATATATGCAATAGCAAACCAAAAGACGTCAGTCAATTGTGGAAAGTTGATGGAATATCAGATGAGTTCATTGTGAAATACGGGACAGAATTTATCAACGAAATCAATGTAATTTCTAAAAATAAATCGTCCGATAAGGGTTCTTCTGGAACAAAAGATATTACATACAAGCATTACAAAGAGGGCAAAACGATGAACGAAATCTCAGAATTAACAGGGAGAAAGTTGCGTACAATTGAAGACCATATGATTTATATATTTGAAAATTACGATGATGTAGCCATCGATACAGATTACTTTGGGCTCACAAAAGAGTTTGAAGTCGAAATTAATGATGCGATTAAAAAGGTAGGATTTAATTATTTGAAACCGATAAAGGACCTTGTAAATAATAATATTACATATGCTCAAATTAAATTGTGTTTGTTGGTTAGTGGACTAAAATAATGAAACAATCTATTAGGTATTTTGTGTTGTTTTCTGCGAATATAATTATAGTGATTATTTACAATGGCAGAACAAGAGCCGACTGTTCCGTGGTTTTTTTATATCATAGAGAACCACGGTTATACTTATGCCGGGGTGTCTCCATATTATGAGCGCCGATTGCGCCAGCATAATGGTGAAATTAAAGGTGGTGCGAAATACACAATCAGCAAAGGTCCTGGCTGGACACATATTTGTCTTGTTTGTGGGTTTCGCAACAAGATTGAAGCGCTACAATTTGAATGGGCTGTAAAACACGCGCCTCCTCGGAATAAAGGGGGTATAAAATGTCGTATAAAAAAATTATACGACACATTTAGAAAGGAACGTTGGACGTCAAAATCGCCGCTTTCACAGGATGTTCCTCTTGAGTTGCATTGGAAAGTAAATGTTGACTTCAATGAGATAGACTGTGGTGTCTTGCCGGGTAATGTGGTTGAATTTAAATAATTACAATGCTCTGAAATGGTTAACGATTAGAGAGAGAGTTCCAAAGGTTGCAGCGTTGTCATCGTCATGGACATATTCTTCTTATGTTGTTTTTCGATTCTGTCGAGGATCTGTTCTTTTGTTGGCGATTTTTTGCGTTTCTTCCGTTTGACAATGATTGTTTGTTTTTTGGAGTTTATCTTCATTTTTTCGTCCATGGTATGCAATCTCAATTTCTACATATTTGAAAATCCATTTCAATTTTTTGTGAATTCTTGTAAAATATAATCAATAAAAATATGAATATTTAAATACAACAAAAAATACAATGTAAATCATCAAATGAATTGTAAAATAAGTTGTAGTTTTGGAGAAATAATAGACAAAGTGACAATTTTAAATATTAAACAGAGAAAAGTGACAAATCAAGAGGCGCTGTTTAATATTCAAACCGAATTGAGATTGATTGAAAATGACAACCCTCAAACAAAGACAAAAGACAAATTGTTCGATAACCTACATGATACCAATTTGAAATTGTGGGATCTAGAAGATAAAATCCGGGGGAAAAGCGCTAAAAAGGAATATGATTCTGAATATATTAAATGCGCGGAATTAATACATATAACCAATGATTTGCGCTACAAAATAAAGAGAAAAATCAATGAGAAATATAATTCACTCATCAAAGAGGAAAAAATATACGACTGTAACATCAAAAGTGAATACGAACAATTAGACCGCGGGAAAATCCTGTACACAAAGGGCGAATATAAAGAATCTATGAAAGTTCTAAAATCATTAATGACAATATACAAAAATTACGAGGAATATGACGAATTTTATATTGATTTGTTATTTTCGTACAACAATATTTGCTCCATTTTCAATGTTGAATTTCCCTATTATGAAAAGATTACCGACATTATGAAAAATATAGATATTCTAAATATAAGTAAAGAACAAAAACAATTCTGCAAAGAACATTACGCACTATCTTGTTTGTCACAAAATAAATACAATGAGAGTTATGATTATTTGAATCAATTGAATCTCGCCGAAAGAAATAAAGAATTAAATGGGAAAATGGTGAAACACGATAATATGTCTTTTTTCAAAGAGGGAGATACAAGAAAAACATTACTTTTGTATAACGGTGGAGGAATAGGCGATGGGTTTATGTATGCCAGGTTCATTCCCATTGTTCTTGAAAAATTTCCAAACAATGATATCATTTTTATCAGCGACAAAAGAACCTCGTGGATATACCAAAAAACATTTGAAAAGAATAAGTCGGTTACTATCAAAGAGTATAGTGATGAAAATGTGCGTTTTGATTACCATTGTAATGTGATATGCTTGATAAAATACTTAGGGTATGAATATGACACATTGCCGTTTACACCGCTATTTGAAACAATTACGTTGGACCCTTCTTTGTTATGTAGACAAATATTATGGAAAATATCATGTGAAAAAAAAGACAAAAAGTATTACATTTTTAATTGGAAAGGTGGTAATAATAATGCGCAAGAGTTAAAAAACAGAAAAATGGAATTAAAACACGCACGCTCTTTGTTTCAAATGAAAAATATAAACTGGATCATTGTAACAAAAGATCTGACAACAGAAGAAAACGAATTGTTAGACGAATATGATAATGTATGTTATTTTGGAAATATTTTAGACTCGCACGGAACATATATAGACACGCTTTGTATAATGAGGCATATAGATGGTGTTATTTCGACAGATACATCTATAATACACTTGTCCGCGAATTTAAATGTTAATACTTACGCTCTGTTGACAATTGGCTGTGAATGGAGATGGACCCGAAGCGAGAAAACAACCAATTGGTATCCAAATGTGAAATTATTCCGACAAAAACGCTTGGGAGATTGGGGCGACGCGGTCAGGGAAGTTGTGGATGAATTAAAAGCGAAAAAAGTTTAAAGATATGGTCTGACTATTATTTATAGGATACGCGATAATAATGAATCGTTTTTTTATTTGCGCAAACTTGTTGTTGTGTGTGAGTGGTTTCAATGTACCAAATAGTCATATAAAAAAGCATGTAACCGGATTGAAGATTGCGCGTAAAGACGTGATTAATAAATTTTCAATTGGAGAGCATAGTGGTCAGTCACCGGCAGATTTGACAAAACATATTTATGACGAAGCATCAAAATATGGAGTTGCTCAAAGCTATAATGATTTTCAAGCAAGCATTCAAAATAACCAAGTTGAGGGGGTTGCACTTCTTACTCAAAATGAACATATAAATGGGATTGTTTCAATTGATAAAATGCATAATATTGGTAGTTATGATATTTCAAATTTCCATGTTACGAAGACGATACCATCTCTCGTGTCGGGTCTGTTGTACAACCTGGATAAAAATCACATAAATTACGATGTTTTGTATTTACCCGAACCGATTGAACTCGGCACTATTGTTTCAAATGTTGTTCAATTTGCGGCGCTTTACTTAATTGGTAGCATTTTACTCCGGGGCATTGTACCTCAGTTGCGAAATAATAATCCTATGAATATGATACCAGGTGCGGGTGGGGGGGGTGCGTTTACCGAAGTGGAATCGGGGTCAATCGACGTTGATTTCAGTAGTGTTGCCGGATGCGATGAAGCCAAATTTGAGTTGATGGAAGTTGTTGATTTTTTGAAACAACCGGAGAAATACGAGAAAGCTGGTGCGAAGATCCCACAGGGTGTATTATTGGAAGGACCACCTGGAACGGGGAAGACATTGTTGGCGCAAGCAGTTGCGGGAGAAGCAAATGTGAACTATTTGTATTGTTCTGGTTCTCAATTCATTGAGATGTTTGTGGGTGTTGGCGCCTCTCGCGTGCGAAATCTTTTCCAACGGGCGAAGGAGCTCTCGCCGTGTGTCATTTTTCTAGATGAAATTGATGCGATTGGGCGTCAGCGCGGCGCCGGACTTGCGGGTGGAAATGATGAGCGCGAACAAACGCTGAATGAGATTTTGACAAATATGGACGGGTTTATCAAAAATGAAGGTATTATTGTAATTGCGGCTACAAATCGGGCAGATATCTTGGATGCCGCGCTTACGCGACCGGGACGATTTGATCGTAAAGTGATTGTTCCTTTGCCTGACATGGAAGGACGCCGAAAAATAATTGATATTCATTTCAATGGTAAGAATGTTCACGAGGTCTATAAAACTGGATACTTAGATGAGTTGGCGAGATTGACAGGTGGATTTTCAGGAGCCGATATTGCGAATTTGGCAAATGAAGCGGCGATTCTTAGTGTAAGATACAATGAGACATACATTACGGATACCACTATTTACAATGCGTTTGAAAAAATGACAATAGGACTGCCCAGCGCAAGTGAAAATCGCCCCGAAGATGTGATTCGTCTCGTGTCTGCTCACGAAGTTGGACATGCGCTCACAGCCCATTTATTCAAGGACATGTTTACAATCCAAAAGGTCACTATTAATTCAAATAAAAATGGTGCTGGTGGATATACTCTGTTTACTCCAAAAGACAAATATGAATCGTTTCCTACTAAGAAGTTCCTGCTTGCGAATTTGATGATTTCGTTGGGCGGACGGGCCGCAGAGCAGGTCTATTATAGTTATAAGAGCAGTCCAAGTGAAATGGACGACGCAATCTTCAAAAATATCCCCGACCTTGAAATCACAACAGGTTCGTCAAACGACCTAAAACAGGCAAATAGCATTGCGAGGCGTTATGTTGCCACGTTTGGTATGGGTAAAAATATAGGGATTTACGATGGAAATGATTCAACACAGCCGTTTCTGGGACGAAATATTGCGACAAATAGCGATAGGCTGAGCGAATACAGCAAACAAGAAATTGATTGTGAAATTGAGGAATTAGTAAAATGGGCGTATCAGCAGACGCGAACAATATTAGAAAAAAATAACGGGGTATTGAATAACTTAACGCAGCTACTTATCGAAGAACGCAATTTGGATTCAAGTGATTTTGACAAAATTATTTTGAAATATTAATCAGTCGTGAAAGCAATACATATTTTCGTTTGAATTGTCATTGGCACAAGTTCTACACGCATATTGTTGAATATTATTTACAATGATTGAAACCAGTTTTCTAGTATTGTGATTACAAAGGGAACACTCAAGCGGTTTTCGGGTTTTACATATCTTTTTGTGCGCACGCCAATCGTCTTTTTGACATTCTTTACTACAATAACGAACTTCAAAACACCCTGAACATTTAAGGAATTTTTGGGATTGTCTTGGTTTCGCACCACAATGCCAACAATTTTTTGAAAATGTTTTGATATATTTCATTTTTGGTAGAGGTTCCATGTTTGTGTGTGGATAACAAGACAAAGTATTTGTTTATTTCAATTTTTTAAAAATAATATAATTAAAGTATTTGTTAAAAGACAAAATTAAACACACTGTTCAAATATTTTTTTAACAATCTTGTTTGAAGAATTGGGGACATAATTGTATATCACATTTTTAAAAAATAAATATTCATACACAAACAAGCAGAGAAAAGTTACACTTTGATTTTTTAATATGTTGTAATTTAATATCACAATATTTGTACGACTAAATTTAAGAAAAATGTTGAGTAAAACAATTGTACACAATAAATAAGTGTTTAGCATAATAGTATTGTTAAAAGGTAGTTTTTGGTTATAATCTTCTCTTTTGTCTTTTTGATAATCATATAACGATGAAAAATCAATATCATCGTTTATGTTTGTGCAAAATAGATTGCCAACTAAAACCACGTCTTCAATCTGATTTAAAATCGCTTTGTCTTCTTCTTTGGTAATATAAAGCCAAAAAAACAAAGACTCAAAAATAGAAAATATGAAAACATGAACAAATACTTGGTAAAAATAAGAGACGACGTATATATAGTCATTCGAAATTTCATCATTATTAATGTCTAGTTTTGGAGATTCGTCGTTTGATATTTCATTGTTCTCAATATTAATTGTAGACATTTCATAGTTGGCTAAGTTTTGCGAGCTGACATTTTTCTTCATACCGATCATTGATAAAGTCATGATGGTTTCATATGATTATAATACTCTTCAAACATATTTATATTCATAACTAAAGTAAATAGAAAAATGGTGAACAAAAAAAATGGTGAACAAAAATAAAGGTCTCATAATCACAATATAATATGAAAGATTTCAACAAATTATATTATATTGTAATTACTTGTTTCAACTACTTAACGCTTGCCTTTTCTTTTACTTTTCTTTGCTGTCTTCTTTGAAGTCTTGTTCTTTTTTGATTTACCCGCCACGTCCTTCTTGACGTAGCCGAATTTGCCCTTCTTGGCAAAATATCCGTGCTTTTCGAGGCGTTTCTCTTTCTTGGCAGTCATTTGCTTCTTTCTGGAAACAATTTCTCCGTGCTTGTTTTTCGCTAAATCTTTCTTTAAAAGACCACCGGTTGTTTTCTTGGCAGTTCCATGGAACACCTCCGCTCTCGAGCCGACTGTTTTTTTGAATACTTGTTTTCTAGGCATACTTGAATTATATATATTACAAAGAAAAAAGTTATCACGAATAGTTGTCTTCAAAAGTAAACGCATATTTACCTCCCATATAGCCATTATTATATGTGTAAAAACTGAATGAACCTAAATCATTACTACAAATGTCTATAGTTACATTTCCGTAAAAGAAATCATAAGAACCATTTCCATTTTCATTGTCTTCCGAAACATCGCTATACAAGAGCGTTAAAGATACATCGTAATTTATGGTTGTTGTTGTTGTATACTTGGCACAATAATATAGTGAATTGCTTTCTGTCGACACGTCTTCTGGAATGGCGAACGTTACAAAAGGTGGTGTGGTTACACTGCTCAAATTCTCACTTACATCGCCATAATAAATAACAAATTCATAGTTGTTGCTAATATTTTCTCCTTTAAATGTGTAACTTTGTCCGCGCATAAATTTAAAGTCGCCATTCGCGAGAGATATGGTTTCTCCGTCACTATTTGTAAAGACAAAGTAATCGCCTGTAGTAGCATCTACTTGTTCACTACCACCACTTACATTTATTACAATTTCATCATTGCTGATACCAATAACAACTATATTACTGATATCGCTGTTCAGTATTGTAAACGGGTATGATTCAGATATGTCTATTGTGTAACTTCTTACCGAAAGAGTATACTGTTTGCTGTCATATGATGTATCGTTGTTAAAGACAATATAATCTCCAGAATCGTCGCTGACAATATTTCCATTAGAGCCATTTGTCAGACTCTCTAGCGCTTCACCGGCACTATCTCCGGTCGTAAAAGTAATTGGATTTGAATCGCTTGAAGTTATTCCGGTGTAGTAGTTATCACAAATATCTTTAATCACATCACTATCAATTGAAAGCGTGTAAGTGGTATTGTCTGAAAAACTTAAGTCCGCATTAAATGGATATATTCGTAATGTATTTGTACCGCTACCAAAAATATATCCAGAAACATCGTCATTATCAGAAACATTAAAATTAGTAAAGTCCGAGTCACCATCTTTTATTGCGATTTGTCCATTACTCGACGTGTCCAAATAAACAGTTTCATTAAAAATTAATGTGATGGGCTGGTCTATATATACATCAGAAACGTCAATATCAACGTTCGGAATAAAATATTGTAGTTGTGGTCTTGGATCCTCAATGGTTTGTATGGAATAATCGCTTAAAGAAGAATCTGTTATTGTAAAATTAATATTACTTGAATCAACAATACTGTAATCATCAAAAGACACCGAGTAAACAGTATTATAATTCAATCCACTATAATAAATAAAAATACTGTTGCCACTACTGACATCATCAGTGTAGTTTATTGAATTGCCATCGCTATCTACAAACGCAATATTGTTTCCTCCCGGCACGTCGTTGTCAGCGGGTATATGAACTGGTTTGTCAAATTCAATTTCAATATATCCCGAAACATCAATCAATGATGCTGAAGAGTCAGGATTAATACTGATAAACACGGGCGGGTCCCATCTAGTTTCTGTAGTAAAATTTAGTAAGTTGTAACCAGATATATCGGCAAATGTTTCAATTTCTCCGCTAATTGTATTATAATAAATGTTTTCAAATAACTCTTCATCCATCAATAAAGCATAGCTTGTATCAAACTCTAAACTACTTACGTTAGCATGATATATGCTAAAACCTGTATCGTAAGTGATGGTATTTTCCTCTGCGTTTTTTACAAGTTGAGTTGCCGGTATTGTGAAGTCTATGGTATCGTTATCATGATTGTAGAGATATAAATTTCTAGAACTATTAATGTTAATAACTTCATCAAAATCAATATTAAACGATGTTAATAGTATTGAAAAAGGTGTTGTACCTTCAAACATAGGAATTGAATTGACGTCATAACTGATATCAAACTCCGGTTTTGTATAAATATCGGAAATACTTAATGCAATATCTGCCTTTTCATTATTGATGATATTGATACCATTTGACATGAAATTCGTCACATATTTTTCCGCCCGATAATAGTAGTAGTTGCTGACTATAAGATTCGGGGTCCACACTATTTGAGAATTAGTATTATTAGAATTATTTGTAATCAGTTGTGCGTCGGTTAGAAGATTATGATAGGTATAAATACCAAATGGGTGTTCGGAATTGTCATCAAATGTAAAGTAAATATTATCTCCAATTGCAAAAGTGAGTTCTGGATTGTCGTCTTCATCGTCAATCAATCCAATACGGTCGTAACCAGCAAAACGATATGTCACATAATCTTCGCTGTAGTGTACAGCGCGAGTATTGGTTCGCACGTTGATATAATAATTTTGCGGTATGTCGGACGAATCGGTTGTCAACATATCATAATAAGTATTGACGCCCCAATGATGAACCGCGTAGCCCTTTGTGCCGCTGTTAAACATTAACTTGCGAAAGCCGCCCATATAAGTGTTATCAAACGTTTCAAAACTTAATTGCCCGAAATCTCCCGTGACGGTAATATTGATATTTCCAGAATAATACGTGTAAGTATTTCCATCTTTCGCAATGCCAGTTGTGGAATATGCGTAGTATCCGTCATAAGAAAATAAATCTTCGCGACCTTTATTCAAGAATGCTATAGGGTTGTCTGAAGAAACATCCATAAGGACAAAATTTCCGGTATCAAAACAATATTTTGTTGAACTATCGTTAATATCGTCGAATAAAATAACACTTTGTCCTTCACTATTTTGACTAATATCAAAATTAATGTAAGATTCCACTTGATATATGTTTGTGAAATTGTTGGTAGATGGACCACTCACATCTAATGAAATGCTTGTTAAACTACAATCCATTCCAAAACTGGCGTCTTCGTATAATTCATACCAACTTTGAAATTCGCTTGAAATATCGTTGAAACTTTCGTTATACATCAACAAATTCTCACCTCCGCAAAATCCATCGTTGTATTCATATATAGATACTTTGCCAAAATCACCAAATACTTGAATGACCAGCGTATGATAATAATAGTCAAACAAAGTCTCGCCGTCTGGACCCAGTCTCTGAAATTTGTATTGTTCTGGTCCAAAATATTTGATACAATCTTCCTTTGAGTTAGTTTGGTCTTTGTTAATAATGGCGATTGGTCTATCTTCAGGAATATTTTTGATGATGTATTGTCCTTTGTACAGTCCATAACAAATAGATGTGTCATAACTATTACCATCATAATTCAAGGAGATTCTAGGACGATCGTCGACATTCACGGAGTCATCGTTGTAAATATTGCTTAAATTCAAATCGTCGCTGCTTATATCGTGAAAATATATTTCGCTTTCCGGGTAAAGACCAATCATATTATCGCCTAATGATATATCTTGGTAAGGTTCAGGATTCGTCATTGAATAATTTGCGTATTCACCATCAAAGAAAAGCACATCTTCTAGTTTATTGTAACCCAGTATTTTTGTGTAAAGCGAGCACTTTTCAAAATCACCTAGTACTTTGATGGTAAGTGGTGTATTATAAAAGTTATAAGAACCGTCGAGTTCCCCGGTTTCATCCAGACCCTTCAAATAATGAACTTCCACACTAGATTCATCGCCGTCGACCTGAATAAGATTTTCCATTGAAATTCCGTACGAGTTGACGCCCTTATTGATAAGCGCAATTCTATTATTATTAAACCTATATTTTAAAGTATAGTAACCATAATACATACCAAATGATTTTTTAACATCAGAAATTTGATTGAACCAAGAGTAACTCGTATAAGAGGACGATGTAATAATTTCGGTATAACTTGCGTCACTAGACAGTATATATTTAGGACCATGATTTTCTACGGTGTGTAAAATAGAAGTTCCGAATAAAGGGTTTTTGGTAGTATTTTCTTGCGCGTTGTAAAATAACACATTATTTGGATAAGGAATATTATAAGAATATTCCAAGTATAATTGTTTGTAAATATAACCGAAATCATTAAACGAACCAGTAGTATAATCATCCTTATTGTAAATATGAATCGCATAATAATACGAGGGTAGTTCTGGAATATATACAAGGCATGCACCGGATTCTCCCGGATTACCTACACGGTAGATGCCGTCAATATCTTCAAATAATTGCTGTTGTTTTGAAAAAGATACAGTTGTACCAGCATTACTTTCATCTTCAAGATTAAATATGTATTTTTTTCCATATGATAATTTGAAATGAGGTTGCATATTATTTATCACGAGTGATTTGATTTTATTGTTATCGTAAACTGTACAATAAAATGTAAAATCCGGATTTTGTATAATGGAAGTTTCATATTCCAATAGAGCATTAGAAATGTCGGTAGCCGTTTCTTCATAGATACCAAGTTGTTTTTCTTCGTCGTCGCTCAAATCTGTTATAATGTGATAAAATGTATCTTGAATATTATATTTTTGTGTTGAAGTCAAACCCGAAGACCTTAAAAGAGAATTATAATAACTAGTATACACATCATAACCAAGAGAAAATAGCAAATTTTTATTAGAATCAAACTCCGCGCCTATAATAATATTGTTGATACTAGTTGTTGCCGAAGTATTATATTTTACACCCACCCGATTTTGAATCATGTATGATTGCATCATTTTTGAAGACATATTTTGTGTCATTTTGTAATAGACAAATTAATATATACATTTAAAAAAAATTGAATAATACAACTAAGTTCAAGTAAAGTTACAAACAATCATCATGGCCGAAATCAGCAAACAATATCAGAAAAAAACAGATAAAGAGCACATTTTGGATAACCCCGACACCTATATTGGGTCTGTTGAAAATATTGACCAAAAACTATATGTTTACGAGAATGAAAGTTCTTTCAAGGAAATAAACATGGAGCAATATAATCCCGGACTATTCAAATTGTTTGATGAGGGTATTGTAAACTGTCGGGATCATTACATTCGCATGCAAACTAAAGAAGAGTGTCCGGAAAATGAAAAAGTCACCCAAATAAATATTAGTATTAATAATGGAGAAATTACAATGTATAATAATGGCAATGGAATTGATGTTGAGATTCACCCAGAATACAAAATATGGATTCCAGAGATGATATTCGCACATCTTCGCACATCTACGAATTACGACAAGAAGCAGAAAAAGATTACAGGCGGTAAGAATGGATTTGGGTTTAAACTTGTTCTCATTTGGTCAAAATACGGTTACGTTGAGACGATAGATCACATTCGCGGTTTGAAATACACGCAACATTTCAAAGATAATCTCAACATTATTGAAAAGCCGACAATCACCAAAAGCAAATCTAAGCCTTACACGAAGGTAATGTTTCGTCCTGACTATGAGCGTTTGGGGCTACCAAATCTTTCAGATTCAATGGTAAAATTATTTCAAAGACGCGTTTATGATATTGCGGGAATTACTCCTAAAGATGTCAAGGTAAAGTTTAACAACGAACTCTTAAAAGTAAACGACTTCCAGTCATATATTAAAATGTATCTGGATGAATTTTCAAAGAAGAAATTTGTATTTGAGAAGTGTAATGAGCGCTGGAGTTATGGCGTATGCCTCAATAACGAATACAAGCAAATTTCATTTGTTAATGGCATTTTCACAAGTAAAGGTGGTAAACATGTTGAATATATTCTCAATCAGATTACCAAGAAAATGGTTCAATACATTAAACAAAAGAAAAAGGTAGAAGTCAAGTCATCTATTATCAAGGAACAACTATTCGTGTTTGTAAATTGTTGTATTGAAAACCCTAGTTTTGATAGTCAGACGAAAGACTATCTGAATACAGGTGCTTCCAAATTTGGTTCTACTTGCGAAGTAGGAAATAATGTTATTGATAAGTTGGCAAAAATGGGTGTGATGAACGCTTCTTGTGCGTTGTCAGATATCAAAGATAAACAAAATGCCAAAAAAACCGATGGTTCTAAAAGTAAAAACATACGCGGAATTCCGAAATTAGTTGATGCAAACTACGCAGGAACCACCAAATCAAAAGATACCATGTTGATTATATGCGAGGGAGACTCGGCAAAAGCAGGTATTATTTCAGGTCTCGCCAATGATGACCGCAATTATATTGGTGTATATCCGATGAAAGGTAAGATTTTCAATGTTCGCGGCGAAACACAGAAAAGAATCAATGATTGTAAAGAGATAAACGAAATTAAGAAGATTATTGGGCTAGAGACTAATAAGACTTATTCCAATACGAGTAAATTGCGATACTCAAAGTTAATCATCATGACAGATCAAGATTTGGATGGGAGTCACATTAAAGGACTTTGTGTAAATTTCCTCTCTTATCTATGGCCTTCATTGTTGGAGATTCCAAACTTTATTGGGTTTATGAACACTCCAATTTTGAAAGCGACTAAGATGAACAAATCAATTAGCTTTTATAATAACGCAGAATATGAAAATTGGAAACAAAATAATGACAATGGTAAGAGTTACAAGATCAAGTATTACAAGGGATTGGGTACAAGCACGTCGAAAGAATTCAAAGAATATTTCAAAGAGAAGCAATTAATTCACTTTCATTTGCAAGACGATGATAAAGAATTAATTGATAAAATTTTCAACAAATCTAAGGCGGATGAGCGTAAAAATTGGTTAAGTGGTTATGACCGTGATAATTGTTTGAATATCAAAAATACACAAATAAGTTATAATGAGTTTATTGATAAAGAACTGATTCACTTTTCAAAATATGATTGCGACAGGTCTATTCCGAATTTGATGGACGGATTGAAAATTTCGCAACGTAAAATCTTGTTTAGCGCGTTCAAGAAAAAGTTGTATTCTGAAATCAAAGTCGCGCAGTTCAGTGGCTATATTTCGGAACAATCCGGATACCATCATGGTGAGGCAAGTTTGAATGGGGCAATTGTGAACATGGCGCAAGATTTTGTTGGTTCGAACAACATTAATTTGTTTGTTCCAAGTGGACAATTCGGAACACGACTTCAAGGCGGTAAAGATCACGCATCTGAAAGGTATATATTTACAAAACTGCATAATATTTCGCGTAATATCTTTCGCGCAGAAGATGATCCCATCTTGAATTATTTGGATGATGATGGACTTTCTGTTGAGCCAATCTTCTACACCCCAATCATTCCAATGGTATTGGTGAATGGAAGCGTTGGCATTGGAACAGGATTCTCTACGAATATTCCTTGTTTCAATCCGACTGAAATTATTAGATACATCAAGAATCATCTACAGGAACATGTGGAAAACAACGTTGCTCTATCTCCATATTATCGCCATTTCAAAGGAACGATTGAACACGTGGATGATATGAAATATGCGACCAATGGAAATATTATTGTGAAAAATGATACACTCATGATAACGGAATTGCCAATTGGTATATGGAATGAACCTTACATTGTGTTTTTGGAAAAATGTCTTGAAGAAAAAAAGTATGGTTTGAAAGATTATAAAGATTTATCAACTGATAAAGATATTCAAATTACACTAAAATTTGACAATGATATTAATTTGGATAACAAACAAACGCTTCATAATATTTGTCAGAAATTCAAACTGTCGTCAAATATTTCACTAACAAACATGTATTTGTTCGATGAAAACGAAAAACTCAAACACTATGTTAGTGTGTATGAAATCATCGACGACTTTGTTGAAACACGATTAAAGTATTACAATATTCGCAAAGAATATCAAATTAAAAAAATGGAAGAAGAGTTAAAGGTGTGTTCAAATAAATATAAGTTCATTTGTGAAATTCTGGAAGACACGATTGACTTGCGAAAAAAAAAGTCAAAAGAAATTGCTCAGCTGCTTAGTGAAAAAGATTACGACAAATATGAAAATAGTTATAGTTATTTGACTAAAATGCCAATGGATTCTTTGAATGAAGAAAATGTTCAGAAGCTCAAAAACGAGCATGACAGAATAAATGAAAAACTTAAAGAATTATTGGAAAAAACGATAACTGAAATATATCTACAAGAGTTGAGTGAATTAGAAGAAATTATTTAATTCTATAGTTTTGTCAATCGCCAAAGATTGCGGTAATGGCATCACTGATGGTGGACTAGAAATATCTTTCTTGTATTTGATGTAGCTCACCAATTCATTATGAACTTGTGGAATGGCATAATTCAAAACTATTTGGTTAAGTTGTTCAATTTGTCCATCAATATTATCACTATTATTTGAAGAATACTGCAAAAATACAGATCTCATAATTATTTTTAATTGGTCATTGTCTTGAACGTCAATTTTGAATTTACCATTTGTTAGATTATATATTTTTGAGCGCAATGTATTTTGAATATTTTCAATATTGTTAGATGAAAAAAATGTGATAGATACCAACGAGTTTTCCATCAATCCTTGCGTTGCGTTAGAATAGTTTGTCTTTTCGTTTTTGTGTATTTTATCTTGAACAAAAAACGGTGTTCCGTTTTCATTTGGACTGAGATCTATTCGCCCCACAGCGGCGTCTTTGAACAATTCGCTTTGTTGATAATTTGCTTCGAAATCATTTCTTGTATATTTATCCATATTTATTATATACAATATATATAATATTATTATTAAATTATAATGAACTTTTACAAAACTGTTTGTATTGTTGCTCTAGTTATATTAGTGATTAGTTTGGCTTTTATTGGAAGTGCGTTGGCAAGTTCATCCAAGAATATAGAGTTCCCTCCGAACATATCCAAATGCCCCGATAACTATGAAATAGAGTATGATGAATACGGAGAATTTAAAACTTGTAAAAATGATTATAACAATACATTTGTTACGGGTGTAGAATGTAAAGATAAAGCATTTACGAACAATCCGGTATTTTCTATACCGGGTATAGGTTCAACAAGTGGTGCATGTAAAAAAAAAAAATGGGCAAAAAAGTGCCGCGTGGATTGGGATGGACTGACAAATAATCCTCAAATTTGCCACTCAACGAATATTTGATTGTAATTCTAATTTATATAAATAATTCATTTTTAATTATATAAATATGGATTTCATTTCAAAATACAATAGTATGTATGTACACGGAAAGACAAATAGTGGAAAAACTAGTAGAGTTATAAATTATCTGAAAATTAAAGATTACGAATATCAATATTGTTCAATTCAAAATATTAAAAACGAATCTTATTTTTTTGATCTTTTGAAGAACCAAAATATTTTTAATATGATGAAAATGAAAAAAAATCAACGCGTCATTGTAATAGACAATATCGATTATCTCCAAAATAACGACAAGAAGGTCCTAAGTATTATCGCGAAATATATGAAAAAAATAAATAAAACCAACGCACAAAATGATGTGAAGTATATATTCATAGGAATAAATGAACAAGACAAAAAAGTTACAGAATTAGAGGCACAAGTTGAATATATTCATCATATAGAAACACAAGTTTCATATACTGAAGCCGACAAAAATGTCAAAGAGATTTGTAAAGAACTACTTATTAACAAAAATGTAGACTATTTCAAAATATGTGAAAAGACAATCGTTTCGCTCATGTATCACGAAAATATTTTATTTTACGCAAACAAAGACTTGTTATTTTATGAGCAGTTTCTTGAAAGTTTTGTTAATGGGGATTATTATGATCGCGTTTCTTTTCAACGCCAGTTGTGGCAGTTCAATGAAATGACATTTTTTTTAAAAGTTATCAACAATTATATAAATTTGCACAATAGATTGTGGGAAAAAGAATATAATTCTGAAATTATATTTACAAAAATACTCACCAAATACAGCAACGAATATTCAAACCAGAATTTTATTATCAACATCTGCAACAAATTTAATCTTCAAAAAATAGAAGTCATTGAACAACTGAAAAAAGACATTTCTCAAGTGAAATTATTAGATAATGAAAAAAAAAGATTGTTCAAATTACTATTTTAAAGAACCAAATGTATTTTCTCCGGCATATTTTATATATAAAAACCCATCTTTGTCTTTAGATTGGTCATAAATAGCCGACATAAGAGATGACTGCATTGGGATATGATTATCCACAAAAACAAATATTGCCTTTTCAGGCGGCATTTTCATTCGTTTCCGTATTACATATACAAATTGACCAACTGTCAATTCACACGGGACTAAAAACCGGTTCTTGTCAATATCAACCACATCGGAAGTTTCCTGTTTTTCAACAATGACAGGAATGCGGGATGGGTATTTGGTGATAATATTTTTTGATTCTTTACAACGGTTATCAAAAGAATGTTTTGATTTGAAATTATTACTATCAATAATGGATTTTGCGTTATAATGAGAGTTGTATATACGACTGATAGACATTTTATATATTATTCGTATTATTAATAATTTAAGAAATATTCGTATTATTAATAATTTAAGAAATATTCGCATTCTTTAATTTTTGTTTCAAATTCTCGTTTTCTTGTTTGATTTGCTGTAGCTCCCGTCTCAACATCAAACATTCATTCGTTTTTGAGCTCATATATTCTTTTACTTGTTTCATGGTCATTTCTTGATGCTTTGGATTTTTAGGGTCGCTGTTATTTGTAACATAAATACCAGATGCCTTATTATCTTGTTCTTTTTGCATGTTCTTCATTTGTTCTTCTCGCTGATTTTCTCGTCTCGCAATTTCTTCTAAAACCTTTGGTTTGTTTTTCACATCTCCTGGTGTGTAATCTTTCAACAGTTCATTTATTTTTGATTCGTAAAATATTTTTTGTTCTTTATCTGGAATGAATTGTTTGACGTCAATAGAACTTTCTTTTACGAATTTGTTTTTAGCACTTAGAAGTTTTTTCTTGTCAAATGTATTTTGTTCGTGGGAAACAACCAATATTGTTTTAAATGGATCAAACTGAACAAATGGAATTGTATAGTTTTTTAAAAAATGCTTTTCTTCTGCCAATACAGCGTCGTTTTCGTACGAGGTGTCTTTCAATAATTTGCGTTTAAACGCAAATGTTCCGGCGGTGGCATGATTCGGACCATATGGACCAAATTTGTACATTTTATTTAACACATTGAACCACAAGAAAAGTTCACTACTTCCGCCGCATAATGCTTTTTTATCTTGTGTAAGTTTTTTAACACTGTGACTCACTCTTTCAGATGGATAATAGTCGTCATCGTCCATATATACAATAATATCTTCGTCACCTTTAAAACAACATTTTTCGTGCATCATGTTGCGCTTTTTCCCTAAATCCATTTTTTTGTCAACATAGAAATATCTTATCGTAATTTCGCCGAGCATTGACCGTGTCTTTTCGTCTAGTAAAATATCTTCTACTTTATCCGTACCATCATCAACAATGATCCACTCAATTTTACTATGAGGATAATCTTGTGACTGGACGCATTTCAACAACCCTTCAAAAAAAGGACGGCGGTTAAAAGTAGGCGTACAAATGGAAACATTTGGCATATTATCTCCACTCTTCTGTTTGGATTTGTTTTTCTTATTTTTACCCATATGTATTTTGTTCAAAATGCTGGGAAGTATTTAAATAGTATAAAACGTTAATCATTATTTTCGCAACTTTCTTTCAAATATTTCTCTGTTGGTTTCGAAAATGACTCAACACCAAGATATATTAAAAGAACCGCAAGATAAATACAAATTGTAATCCACTTTTTCCGTTTTGGACTATATGAATAATGGTTAATCATTTGGTGAATTATAACCAATGATACCAATAGTTTGATTATTGACGAGTAATTTTTAATAGAGCATAAATTGCTGCTCATAAATTTGAGAGCATCGAACGACAAGGAAGATGCTATTCCAAAACTAGACATGAACGCACAAATGAACGGCATAACCACCGGCATGAAAACGAATATTCCCAAGATAGAGAGTAGAGCTAACCCGAAAAGTTTGGCAACATTAAAATCTTTAAAAAATCCTGAAAAGAATCCTGAATTAGAACAACCTTTCTCTCCGGAGAATCCCTCTCTTTTTCCAATTTTTCTATTCTTCTTCTTAATTTTTTTGTCCTTTCTTTTTACTCTCTTCCGATTTCTTCTCACTCTTGATTGTTGTTTATCATATTTTTTGCGGGTTTTGCTACCAGCCTTACCTTTTTTCATGGTTTTGAGCTTTTCTTTTTGTTCATTTTTTTTGTTTTCACGTTCATCTTTTGATTTTTCTAGTTTCACTACTTTATCTTTCATCTGATTTTTCTTTCCTGCTTTCTTTGCTGCTTTCTTTGATTTCTTCGCCGCTTTCTGTTCATCACTTTTGCCTGATCCTCCACCTCCGCCTCCGAAATTATATTTCAATTCTTTCGCCATGTATGCAAAAAATTCTGGAAAAATCGCGGTCATCAATCCAAACGAGTAAAATGCTAACGCAAAAACAGAGTAAAATATTCCAATATAGCAAACAAATTTGGTTGAAATCAGATTTGTTAATCCGACGTAGTTGAAGTAAGACTTCATACAACTATATAATGACAATGGATACATGATTATCATCAACATCAGTGAAAATGTTACAAAGGGCGCTAAAACGCAAGATAATAGGGCTGTAAAAATATGATGAATTTTCCCACCACCATCATATCGTTCCTTATAATTATCTAAAAGATTATTGACAAATCTTTCTGAAATTCTAACATTATTTTTGAATAAGCTGTACAACAAAATACTTATAACACCAAAGTGAGCGGAAGACCCGCTTGATGTCAAATATTTAAATAGACTATTGTGCAAATATCCAATACTTTCGCGATTTTTGAGTGTATTGAAATAAAACATGTACGTCACCAGAGAATAAATGCTTAACTCGTCTGAACATTTTTCATAATGTTCTTCCATAAAGGTTTTTGATGATATATTTAATCTTTCAAGTTTATCGGCAAAATTAGACCCGTGAAGTTCCTGAATAATTTTTTCAATAGATGAAGAAAACATTTCCTTATCACTTTCGTCATTTTCTCCAAATAGTAGTTTTGTCGCGGTTTCTAGCAAATCTGTTTCATCTGTTTGACCATCATTGGTGCCACCACACATATTGTTCATTTTAATATTTTTTTCGTGAGAAGGCTTTCCGTCATTTTCATAAAATATTCTAACGTCTTCAAATGCCGGGTCTACTTCACTTTCAACTTGAGTGTTTTCGATGCTGAGAATTTGTTTTTGTTCTTTCTTCTCTTTGTTGTAGAATACATACGGGAATCTATTTGGATTACTTGGATATAAATAACAAGAATTTATGAACGTTCTTATTCTTAAATGGGCAACTATACAAATAGTAAAAAACAATAAAACTAAATCTTTTGACAAATCCAGTATTGAAGATGAAAACGTTTTAAAAAAGATGTCAAAATTCAACTTACGAAATGGATTTGACTTCTTATATTTTTTATCTCTTACAAAAGAAAAGACACTATTTTGTTTTTTAATAATTTCAACACGACTTTTCAAGTAAGCCAGTCCAAAAATGTTCTTGTTTACTTCATTTTTGAGAAGTGTTGTATATTTGATAATGTCATTACGAGGAATTTTTCTCAATATTGCCTCATCATTCAATAAACCATTAATTGAGTTTTCAACGTCATTCATACCAAGTTTGTTAACGTCGTTTTTTTTAATAACCTTTAAAAATTTCGTAATTTCGGTTATTGTGTCATCAAAAATTCTTTCATTAAAAGAATCGGTCATATTAAAATATAATATTATTATTTATTATTGATATTACCTGGCATATAATAGACCCCCATTCCCAGATATGAACCTCAGAATATTATAGCGTTCCTCAAAAATATGCATTTCGTAATTATACAAGTATTGGGTGCGATCTTTAGAAACACCTATGATTTGCCCGGCTTCATCACAAACTGTGAAAAATTCAGCCGACGGATCAACTGGCGGTTCTATGGTTGTAACTTCAAATTCTATCTTTTTAAAACGACTCAGATTCACAGCCCCACTCGGTTGATGGTTGTCGGTTGTATTTATACCAAAATTGTAACAATAAATACCAATATCATTGCTTAACCTAGATGCCCGGTAGGGTTCTAAATAGCTGTATATACCGGCTTCCATATTGACTTCGCGATATTTTCCATCAAATAATATAGAAAAATTTTGTAATATATACTTCTCATTTTCTTGGGAATATACAGGTGTAAATAGGTTATTTACATATTGTATTTCAGCGGTAGATGTGCTACTATTATAGCTCGTTATATTTTGATCCGGCAAAACCTCAAGATCATAATCGCCAGAGATAGTTACTGTAACTCCTATATCATCTGAATTCGACAGACTATAAGGTTTTTCTATTGTACTCCAGTTTGTATAATTGCTCCACTCGTTTCGTTTAAATGCATCGCTTCTCCGGAAAAACCACATCCACGAAGAAACAAGGGCATTTGTATCGTTCCTCACTTTATTTGAACCTGCCAAATTATAGTAAATGTTGTATTTTACATCCTTGATTAAATATTTTTGTTCATTCAATGCGAAAACACTACTTTCTTCTTTGGTTAAGAAGCAATAATTGGCTATTAAGTGGACATCTGCGTTCCAATTAGTTATTTTATTGCTATAGTTTTCTTCGCTCAGGTCTAAATTGGGTGGTTGTTGAAGAAAACGGTATAATAAATGTCTTTCATCGCTAAAGTTTGGTTGAATTCTAGTAAATAAGTTATCTGTTTTGACAGAATACGTTGTTGTATCCGCATCTATTATTTCTTCAACATTATTGATTGTGAACATTTCTTTCATGGGTTTGAGAGTTATTTCAATTGTAACTTCGTTATATTGTAGCGCGACCAGCGGCAAAGACATTTGAGTATTGTTCATGAACCAAGGGTTTAGAGGAACATATATTTTTCGTCCTCTGATAGACGGTTCTTGTTCACTTCCTGTGTAAATTGCGTTCGGATAGTTATTTACAAAATCAATATTATATATTTCTGGACTATGTATTTCATTAATATTTCCGCTCATTGTATTGAACATTTTCTTTTTGTCTTCACTATAGTCTCGTTCCACCACACATCGAATATATTCCCCCGGATATTCTTGAATCAGTTGAGTACCTATCATAACCTTGACAGTTTTAATCAACGATGTCCCGATATTGTTGATCCATTTGAAATGGTATGGTTTCCATATGTCTCCCACCTGAGTTGGTGGCCATATAGGACTCCAAATATCCGGCAATGTGAAACACAAATGAGAATCTAACAATAATTCAGCATTTCTTGGTATTTTGAATACATATACAGAGTCATTGTTTGGGTCAATGTCACGTGTCCCTTGATAATCCAATCTAAATTTTTGAATTCCAAAGTTTGTATATTTCATGTAAACACTTTTAAAAAAAGTCTTTTTAGGATTGCCATTTAAAATAATATTTTGGTTTCCATATGCTATCAAATTTAATAATCCACCAGGCATTTTATTATTAATATTATAAGATATTTATTTTAATTTTTTATTTATACATATATTTTAAGTATGGCTGGTTCAAAAGATGTGACATCCTTTTTTGAGAATCATGGATCCATCATTATAATTACATTTTTGTTTTTCATATCTGTGCTATACATATCAAGGAAGGTAAAGTTAAAAGAAGAAAACTGTACAAATTTAAAAAGTAAGCGGGGTAATGATAAAAACGATCTTTCAACATTTTATTCATTCAATGAATTAAGAAACGCAAACTATTTTAAAAGCGGGGCTACCAACAATTACAATTGTAAACTAAAGGATTTTTACTTCAAAAGCGCATATAATTGTTTTTGTAGCGGAATTTTTGCAAATGATTACGTTGACGATTGCGCTGTCACAAATTGCGCAGAAATGGGTGTAAGATTCTTAGACATGCAACTTTTTTCTCTTAATAAACTACCAATTATCGCCGCCAATCATGACCACGGACATGACCATAAAAGTACATACAATCATATTGATTTTGATGATGGTATGAAAACTATTAAAACTGAATTTTTAGACGGAGGAGATAATAAAGTTGCTTTTCCACTATTTTTACATTTAAGACTTAATTATGCTTCGTTAAATAAAGATTATGGAGGCGAAGAGAAGAAAAACTTTTACAATCAAGTCCACGACACATTAATTGATGTTTTTGACAAAGATAATCGACTATTCACCAAAAATCAGAGAATATTCTACAATGATTACGATGATTCACGAGAGCAAATTATTGCGAACTTGCCAATTGAAGATTGTGAAGGCAAGGTCTTTATATTTATCACATTGAACGATAATAGTTCTTCAAGCGACAATTTTAAGAAAAGTAAATTGAATCAAATAACCGACTTACTTTCCACGTATGAACAAAGTCTTGTGGTTGTCCATTCAGATGAAATTGTGGACGATAATTACATTTCATTTCAAGGACTTAGTCAAAGGAAAATGGTGGTATCTTTCCCTCAAAAAGACAAAGTGAATAATAACAACTATGATTTTTCAAATGCGGTCTCAAATGGTGTTCAGTTTGTTTGTATGAATCATCAAAGATTTGATGATTATTTGAGGGTTTACAACGACTTTTTTGTTTCTCAAATAGGCTCCTCTTCGGACAATGTTGCTTCCCCGATGATCAAAAAGCCGGATATTTTATTGAATACGACAGGTACGAGCGATTCATTTTTCATTCCTAGCATGACGTATAAAGTAATGACAGGAACTGACAATGATGAAATATGTCACGATTTGTCAAGCAATGATACGAGCGCAATGGCTTGTATTGACGCGTCAGATAGTAACTATACGGATGTATCAAATAGTAACTATAAACTGTTTAACATTATTCAAAGTCCAGATGACACGGAGAAATATTACTTTAAAACAAGTATTCAAGAAAAAATATGCGACCTTTCGGGAGATGGTCTTGTTTACTGTGATGCCAACTTCCCAGAAAAATCTAGTTACTTCAAATTTACCCGAACTGGTGCTGACGAGTTTAAAATAAGCGATGTGTCAAATAATCTCTTCTGCAGAACAGATAGTAAGAATAGTAATAAGATAACTTGCGATAAATCTGATATCTCCTTCGCACCCATTTTTTCAATAAACAAGACCCTTCTTTAATTTCTATTGTTATATTAATTAATGAACTCGGAATATTTGAAGCATTCAATTAAAGAAAATGAATTAGAACGCAAAAAAATTCAGAAAAAACGCCATGTAAACGACAAAATACTCAACATTGTTCGCGAGTTTATAATTGATAAAAAACTGATTTGTTACGGAGGAACCGCGATCAATGATATTTTGCCAAAAGAACAGCAGTTTTATAATTACGAAACGGATATTCCGGATTACGACTTTTTTTCGCCAAACGCAATGGAAGACGCGAAAGAGTTGTGTAACATCTTCACGAAGGAAAATGTTCATAGCATTGAAAGTAAAAACGCTTTTATACATGGAACATACAAGGTGTTTGTGAATTTCGTGGCAATTGCGGATATTACACAAGTGGACAAGGGATTTTATGAACATTTACAGAAAAATAACATTCAAAAAGACAAAATTATGTACACCCCTCCGGAGTTTCTGCGAATGAGTTTACATCAAGAATTGGCGCGCCCTTTAGGCGATATTTCAAGATGGGAAAAAGTGTATTCGCGACTCCAAGTGTTGAACAATTATTTTCCGATTCTGGTCAAAAATAAGTTGTCAACATATTATGAAAACAAACTTGACTTAACAGATACAGAGACGAAAGAAACATATGAAGAATTATTCGATCATTTCCGGAAAAATAAGATGGTTTTTTGTAATTTTGATATCACCATCCGTCTAATGCACAAATTTATGAAAATTGGTTTGAAATATAAAAAAGATTTTACTGATATGTTCATATTGTACACAGACAACTTGTCCAAAACAATCAAGGGTTTAAAAGACAAACAAATAGATGGGGTGGAAATTAAAAAAATAAAATCGGTTTATAAGTTCATAGATAATTATTGCTATTTGTCTTTTAAAGGTAAAGTGATTGGGATAATATTTGCCACGAATTCTTGTCTTGCTTACAACGTTGTAAAGTTCAAGAGGCGTGAGATACATATGGGAAATATTGATACATTACTAAACCTCTATTTCAGTCTTTTGTTAATTGATGACCTACCTCTGAATAAAACCGCAATCAAAGAAGTCATTGATAAACTACAATATGTTGTCAGTCATTACAGTGACATTATTGAAAAATACGAACACGTTTCCGCAATACCAGAGAAACTCAAGCGCTTCAATTTGCCTTGCTATGGCAAACAACAAGACAAAGAAGACGTGTTGAAGGAGCGTAGTTCAAAATTCAGAAAGTTCAGTAAAAACAGAACATCAAAGGAATATCAAAAATGGTTTTTTAAATATTCGCCGCGCATTAAAAATAAAACTCGTAAAAAGAAGAAGAAGAGTAAAAACTGATGCAATATTATCCTGTGTTTTGTACGTTCAGGATATCAATCTTTTCTTTAACGAGTTTTTTGAAGTCGTTTAATGTCGAAATTTTGTTGTTGTTAATATCAACATCATGTTTTAGTGATTCCAGAAAGTTGGTTTGGGTATGTTCAGTAAGTGAACTTCTGACTTTAAGAACTTTAGTTATATCTTTAACGTCAAGATTAGTTTTGTCATGAAGATATATATATAAATCTGCTAATTCTCTAGTGCGTTCACCACCATGATCATTTCCCCCATGATTTCCAAAATTTCTTTCTTTAAATATATTACTTATATGAATTCCATTTTGTAATTCATAAATTGTTTGATTTTTTGTCTCTTCTGCACCACCAGCATCATTTGTTACGATTTCTAAAGGGAAATCATCCTTGTTTTGATGCGTATCAAATAACCTCAAAAACTCAGCTACTTCGTCTGGATTGGGGGGTCCGGTTGTGCCTTTTATCTTATTATATGTATCCATAATTTTATTTACGTAATTTTCTTCTAATGAGTTTGTTGCGGATTTTACATCGGGTTTGGGAGGATTCAAAACGACGTTCATTGCGCCGTCCGGCGGCTTGTTGCCACTATACATGATTCTAGAACCAGCGTAAGTCGCAAGAGCAGTAAGACCAAACGCTGTCAAAACCCCCGCGGTTGAATCTCCACCATATTTAGTTTTCTTTTTTTTAATGTTTTTTTTATATTTCAACGTTCTTTGTCTTTTAATCGCCGTTTTACCTACTTTTTTGGAAAATTGGCGTTTCTTTAAAGCCTGTTTAGGTTTCGAGGATTTTGTTTTTTTGGAGGACTTTCTTTTGTGTTTGCATGAGTTGGAACATTTTTTCATACACGCCAAACAATATAATATATATAGTACATATTTTCATATAATAAAAATTTTAATATTAAGATTATATAAAATGAACGAACTTGTAAAAGAAACTCTTTCTAAAAACTACGAATTATACATTGAATTATTAGACAATGATGAATTTAAAAAGCATTTGATACGAGAGTTGAACGAAGATATTGATATTCCAATTATTAACGAAAAGACCGAACGCAAACTATTAAACTCTATTTACAAGGTAATTATCTCTTCCTTAAAAAAAGTGGATATTGAAAAAATGCTAGAATCTTTTGACAAAAAGCAAGCCGATAAAAAATCCATGTAATATAAATGAGTACACCATCTATATTACCCAGTTCTGATGCTGCTTCGTACATTGTAACAGACGTTTCAAATTTCAATCATTTATTCGAAATCATGTTTGATGTAAGCAATATTAACAATTTAACTGCGGATAATGTTTACTATGGATTTTCTCAAAATAATAATGTAGCTGACAATATAGATTTCTCAAAATCAAATGTAATTGTTGGAAAATCTGGAGAAGAGCCTCACAATTTTTATATTGACCAATCATTAAAACTGGATTTTCATCGCCATATTCTTTGGGAAGCAGGACAAAATTTAGTCATGGATACTGTACCTAGAAGTAACCAATTTTTCAGTGATATAGACTCCAAAAATGAATATATTGAAGCGCAAATTCAAACATTATTCGATCAATTGGTTCAACAACCGCCGAAATTATTTTCTGAAATAAGTGGCAATACTTACGAATACTATTATTCTATTGGAAAACGATTGTTTGAAATAGTCATCCAAGATCAAGACCGTTTGAATGTTCTAGAAACAGATATATCACTTGCACAACAAAATAACCCCAACTCTCAGCAATTGACGGTAAATTTAAAGTTTTCTCCTGGAGACGCGGTGGTTGTTTACATAAATTATACTATTAACTATGGAAATAGCTTTGAGAATGTCTCATCCATGGATCCAGATAAAAGCTATCGAGTATATATTGTTTTATCATAACTACAAGAAAAAATCAAACTGAAGCGATGTATAATCTACAAATATTGTAAACAAATATAATAACACGCCAAATGTTAGCGAATAAAACAAATTACCTATGTTACTTGTTCCGCCCGTTTCGGTCTTTATGAATTCTCCAAAGATTTGTGTTAACACGTTGATAATGTATTTTTTGAATTTACTGTCGATAAAAATAAAAAACATCAACGAAGCCAATGAAATCAACTTAAACTCGTTAGAAATCGCAAATAAGTCTGGTTCTTTTTTGGGTGTAACTTTTTCATTATTAACAGACGATGTTTTCCCCAACTCTTCGTCTGAAAATGTGACGGATTTTTCAGGTTGAGTGTGAACAATGCCTTGGTCAATTGCAAACTGTTCTGTTGATGTTTGGAATTTGTTTTCCATTTCAGAACTTTCAACTGGTGGAATATTGGATTTGATGGGTAACTCGCTAATATTTGTTGTCTTTTCCATAGTATGAACTATATATATTTATATTATTAGTAATGAATTTATAAAATATTTACAAACTCATTACATTAAAATTTTGTCCTTTACTTTTTCTAATTCATTGTCACAATCAACCATTTCTTCTGAGACATCATAACATTTATTATTTACTTTGACTTGTTTTTTGTTATTCATATCTGGTGCCTTGTAAATCAAACACGATCTAGAATCGCAACTCATTTTGAATAATCCGGCGAATCCCAACCCTAAAACGATTGAAAATAGGAATACTCCTTTATCAGATTTCAACATTTGTTTTATCTCCTTCATATTTAGACTGGAACTATATATAATAAAGTATATATTAATAATTCACTCCAACATTGACATATTCTTCTTTATTTGACAAACACTCCGCTTGTGTCAGACCGTACTTGAAGCAGTTATTTGCTTTGTCTATGTATAGTTTTTTGTCTTTGTTCATTGGTGTCGGATAAACTATAATAACCTTTTTATAATCGTCTGTCAAATATATATACAACAAACCCACCGCAAAACTAACCAAAAATGCTTTGAAGTTAATATATTTTGTAAGTTTCATTCAGTTTATATATAATAGGTTTATTTTATAAAATTGAAATAGAAAATGAACATCATTATAAAACACACAACTTACTTAAAAGATGAAGGCATTTTCGTCGTCGGTCTTACTGCTCTCGTCATCATTTCTTTTGTACCAATTAAATAACTTTACAAATCAAAGCGCATTACTACTTGAAAGCGGAGTTTCGTATTTTGTTGAAGGTGCCAAAACTTCTTGGAAATATTCTCTTTCGTTTATAGAAGACTCTCATGAAAACAAGTTAAACAAAATGAAGAAGGGAAAAGAGAAGCGTGACTTGGAGCGAAAAATACGCATTGAAGAAATTGAAGACGAACTGGTTGAAGTCCAGAGCATTGTTGACAAAAGTATGCCGAATTATAATAATTTGTTAATGATGTTTGGTAATGAAGTTCCTAAACAATATGAAATAGCTTGTCAGATAGATATGATGAAGGGTACAATATTTGTTTCTGAATCATTGATGTCATTGGCTTCCATTGTAAAAGAAGAGACCGGTAAAAAATTAGAACAGATGAACCTTAGATATTTTGTAGATAAAATATTGGAACGCGAAATTTATATGGATACGCTCATGATGTTTTATGAACAAAATATGAAACATTATTACTTGAGAAACACGATGGGTAATAGCGACTCCGAAAATGACCAATCAAAAATGGTTTTGCACCAAGCGTTTGAAAATTACGAGTCGTCGTGGAATATGAACCTGGCAAACGATTTTTTGAAACTTGCACAAAATCAATCATCAAACCTAACATTTATTGATTATGATATTGTTTCGCAAAAATTATTGGTCATAAATGAACCATTAAAAGAGAAAAAAAATGAACTTATGGAGAAAAATCAACAACGAGCAATATATAGAACTAGTGCGCATAACGATGAATCAGACCCAAAATGTAAACAAAATACATATGACAATACACGCGATAGCATTTGGAAACAATATAATAGATATTAAACAAAGACATTGTGAATATTATTAAACTCGGGTTACTAATCTTTCGTTAATTTTGACACTATCAATAATGTTGTTACACGCAAGTTCATAAAGTTGTTTTTGTTGTTCTATGTACCTCTTCATATTTTCAGCCTTGTTAATATTTTTATGACCACCTTCATTACTTCTTAATTCAATCTCGTACGGTTCTTGTTGTTTCAAAATTTGTTCTCGCGCTTCTTCAGTTTCCTTCTTCTTTTCTTCCTTTTCCTTCTTATAATTTTCAAGCGTCTTTTCATGCATTTTGATGTAAGATTCTTGTTGTTGAATTGAATTCTTATATATTTCCTCGAAATCTTCTACATTTTGATATTCAAACAAAAGTTCATATTTTTTTTTAAGAATGTTTTTTTGGTTTTTCTGGATCTTAGACTTGTATTTTTCTATAAGGTCTTCGGTATCTTGTTTGTCTATTCTTGAAACAGAAATTACCGCAACATAATTTACGTCTACTAAACGAAACTGCTTTCTATCAAAATCAAAGGAAAGTTGTTTCTCTCTCTTTTTCTTAGATACGGTTTGATTTCTTTTGATTTTTCGGTTAATTTTGTCAATATTCATTTTTCGCGAAAAGAACATTTCTAAATTAGCATTATGGTCGGTAGTATTTTTGTTTTCATTCATCATTTATATAATATCAATAGGAATTAATTGATCAATAGGAATTAATTGTTTCTATTTCTTTATTATTCATATTTTGGAATTTTCTTAAGTTGTATAAAATATAATCTCGCTTTTGGTTTTCTTTCATTTTTTCACTATAGACGTCCTTTTTTTTCTCATATTTAAAATACAATATAACACCAATTGTACATGCAATCAAGAGAAAGCAAAAAATATTATAAAAAAAGTTGTAATACTTCATTTTTATATTGTGACAGTAACGGAGATTTGTGTTTACAATATTTTTTATTTTATGTTCAACTAATTTAGGATACATATATTATTTTTATATTTTTTAAACATAGAAAATCTAAAATAATTATATACTATATATTCATTATGAGCAGTGAAATCGACGAACAATCATTTAAAGACCACGTGAACAGTTCAATAATGCTGTTTTCCATAGTAACACTTGTCTTCTTTATAATGCGAACAGTTGCATTGTATTCAGGAGTTGATGGCTCAGATGATAATAAGAGTAAAACATTGAGAAATGTTTCTACCTTCGCATTCATGGCTATATTTTTCTTATTCAGTTATTTTACAAATCTTTCGGCAACTGAAGAAAAAATAATATGTGGTGAAAAAAATCACCGGGTTGCGTTTTACGCAACAGTAATACCCTTTATTCTTATTTACTCAGTTGGTATATTTCTGATATCAATTTTCCCCGGATGGATTAGATGTTTTTCAAATACAATCGGTTCATCCTTCTTGAATTTTTCTGGTGTAGAGTCTGAAACTGTAAATAATCTGAAAAGTGTAAATAATCTGAAAAGTGTAAATAATCAGGAAAAATCAAAAGAAGTAACAGAATTGTCCAAGTTGTATTCGGATAATCCGCAAATACTTTTGAATGAAATTCATTTTGATGATAGTGGTGGATATTCAGAACTATTTAAAAGAGTTGGTATTATTGTTGATGATAATAATATATTATTAATCAAGAAATATATTTTTTTGAAAGAATCAATCGGCGAAGGCGTCTGGCACGCTATCCTGAGCATTATCACCATACTGGTAGGTTATAATACTATTTTAGCAGAAAACTGTAACGCATTTTCGGTAAATAAAGATGATTTCCGAAAATCCTTGAATGATAAATTCCAAAAAAATTGAAATCAATATAAAAAATAAAGAGAATGAACAGAGTTAAAGTTAAGAGAACCATGTCCGAAAATATCAATCACTTGCGCGGACTAATCCATTCTATTCCAGAAGTGATGATACAAAATCATGGCAAATATAATGCCACGTCATCATTCAAGATTGAACATAGTGGAGAAACGTTTTGTCTTCCTCATTATAATTTTGAACTTGAGGTTTATTTCAGTTTATACATTGAGTATTTGAAATCGTTGATGGAGACGACTTTAGATTTTTCAATATTTCACTTGAATGATCGCGAACATACTATGAATCTTATCAAGTTGAATGATACAAATAATGCTACAATAGACGATTTTATCAACGAACAATTTCATTCAAAGTGTCACTCATTTTACATTCGCTTCGAAAATACTAGACAATATGATATTGAACGCTCTTTGATAACAACCACTACATTTCGCGGGGAATGTAATGTTTGTTATCAAACAAATGAACTAAAGCATTACTACAATTGTGATATAAAAGACAAAAGGAATCATCACGGTATTTGTGGAACTTGTTACATTGCTTGGCAACGCGCAAACCCAGGAAATACTTGCCCACTTTGCAGGGCTTGTAAAAAATAGCAGTGTCATTATTTCAAAACCACATATTCATGATATTGAAGTAATATATCACAACAAAATAACTAAGAATTGCCAATAAAATACTGACAAGCCACAACGAAATAATTGTAGTGTTTTTATATCCGACGCCGAACGGTCTCAACGAGTTTTGTTGATGGTTGTATATGGCGTTTGGTTGTATAATATTGACAATTGAATATAACGAAACAAAGAGAAATATGGACAAGTATAATTTATCTACAAGCATTTTACTATATATTTATATAATTTTTTACTCTTTTATTCGTAATCGTCTAATTCACAGCCTTCGTCATCAAGAACAATGCCGTCTTCATCTCCGACCATTGTTATGTCTTGCGCCTCTTCATCGTTGATCATGTCTGTCAATGAGTTCTCAAATTGAGAATCGTGGTATAATTCGTTATTTCCATCTGTTATTGTTTCCGCATATAGTTCTCTCGCAATGTTCTTAATTTCATTTGCCTTTTCGGAATCTTCGTGGTAAAACTGTTTGTAATATTTGAATACCCTACTCTGATTACCATAAGACCAGTCACCCAATTTTGCTGCCATTTTGTATTTTTCAGCTTCTCTTTCTTGTGGTCTCATTTTTCTTAATGATTCTGTCTTCACATATTTTTCGGATTGCTTTGATTGATTATTGTTCATCACCATTTTCGCGTAACTATAAGATGTATTTTTAGTGTATTCTAGAATCATCTTTACAATTTCAAAATTTACATCTACTACAACATCGGTTGATTCAGATAACTCGATATAACAGTTTAATAATTTGTAGAATAAATATAACAAAAAAGAATATTGATTCGTTCTTTTCTTGTTAAATGTTTTGATACACAACACGTCCTTATAATTAGAAATTGACTTCAGAATATTAACTGTTTCTTCACTAGCATTTGGAAGTTTGTAAAATCCGTTTCTGTAATCTTGGCGATGTTTCTTCAAATCATCAACGTGAGCATCGGCGAAATTGAAATGTTCAAAACCGGTGTCATTATGGAAATTATTGTTGAACAAAAGTCCTGGAACAAACGAAATTAATTGGTAGTTGATATTATATAATTGTTTAATATACAATTCAAATTGTTCATTGTCTTTTTCCTCTAAATAAACACCATTTTTCAAATTGATCATGAGCGTCTTCATATTGATTTTGACAGTTCGGTGGTTAGATTTGTTGAAATTACTTGACATAAATTTATTGTATCTACCGGACAAAATATCGAGTTCTTTCTCAAATTTGTTAGATACATTTTCTTGATCAAGTTGGTTTTTAGCCTTTTCTTCTGTATCAATATACTCAAACTGGAAATCAGACAAGACTTTGGTTTTGTTAGTTTTTTTTAGTCGCAACTTTTCGGTTTCTGACTCTTGACGTTTTTTTTGTTCATCATAAAGATGTTTATGGTGCCGTGTCAATACGTTCTCCATAAAAGAGGAATTAATTTCAATGTCGTATTTTTCCAATAATTCAATCTTTTTGGATACATTACCATTTTTACCAATTTCTCCCATTTCAGTGTAAAATTCATCGTCTAACTCTTCAATGTTGTATTCCTTAGCAAGTATTTTCAAGTGTTCAGGAAGGTTTTTGTCTTTATTTTCAAGTTGTAGTAATGACGACAAGAAGGAATACAACAATTCTTGATTATATATGCGTGTCACGTTAATTTCTTCTTCCATTTTATCAAGGATAGGAATTAACAGTGATGTACATTTGAAACAATTAAAGTCTTCTTCTGATACTTTCTTAAACAATTCATCGCTTTTATTCACTAGCTTGGAGATGGTTGATTTGTTAAGTTCAGATTTCAGCAATGAATTTACCACAATATCTTTATCTTGACAGCAATAATTTACTAAGAATGGTTCTTCATAATGACTTTTGAGTAGCGGCTCCTCCTTCTTGATTGATGCTTTTATTTCTTCTTCAATTTTCAGATTTATCATTTCCATTTCTCTTTTTCGCTTCTCATGCTTATACAGAAAATTATCTGTTCTGTGCTTGAACCCATGTTCATCGTCTGCGTTTTGTGTTGAAATTTCTACAAGCGCTGGTTTGAACATTGCCGGAGGATCAGAAAGGAAGTTCGCTTTTGGATTTTTACTCTCAAAGTTTCGCTTTTGTTGCATCATATCTTTCACAAAATCATTTTTCAAAAAGAATATTTTTATGTAATCGAGAATGTCAGTTGCAATATTTTCTTCTGTATTTTTCATAGACGCAAATTTTTGGAAAATTTGAAAAACCATTTCTGACAATTGATTTTTTTTAACTTTCTTTTGCTTGTCCCGTTCGATCCTGGTTTTAAGATAACAAGCCAGGTATTTGATTCCGTCTAAAGATGATTCATCATGTTCATATGGGAATCCGGAAAATGACATATTGCATGGCAAATATGAATTTACGACCGCGACATTTTTAGACTGCTTGTATATGAGAATCATTGATATCACAACGTAGATGCTACCAAGCATACCAAGACTTTCATACTTTGGATGTAACGAAGACTCTTGAAATAGTTCTTCCATAGTTGCGTATAATAAACTAGTATCATCATTATGTCTGAATTTCACATCTAAGTCGCGCATCATAACAGACGTTAAATCTTTTAAAAGACGCATCATCCGCTTATTTTGTTTTGGTTTAGATTTGACAGGTCTTGATTTAACGCTAGTTACAGTAGTGTTTCCAGTAATTGTGATATTTTCTTCATCATTGTCAACATTGTCAACACCTTCAATCGTATCCAGTTTTATTTTAAACCCATTCTCATCGTATCCATAATTCGTGTCAAAGTCTAGTCTTTTAATGACAAAGCCACTCTCTTTGTGGATCCAAGCATCACCTTCTTCACTCATTTCTCCTTCAAGATGACAAATTTCTTTCATCACACTCTCATGGGTGTTGTACAACAAATATGCTTCGCTTAACTTTTGTAAATATTTTGGGATTAATTTAATATTTTCAGAGACGCAAAAAAGCCATTTTTCATCACCATTATCAATGGCAAATAGAGATATAAACCTCTGGATTAACGAGTATTTTCGTTCTAGTTCATCAATCCCTAGAATAATATACAACAAATTTGTATTCGGTGAGTAGTGTTGGAGAGTTTCATAACCTAGATTATCAAATAACTGTTGATAATCATATTTCTGGGAGTTGTATTTGAGCAACTCACGCAATTTAGTTTTTTTCATATTTTTAACTTTATTTATCATTTTGTTGCGTATTTTTTCACTAGAATAATCGTCTTCATCGTCATTTTTTTCAAACGTTTGCGCATATTTAATGACCGACTCATTGATAATTCTATTTTTTATTTCTTCAAATTCATCAATAGAGTTCTTTACTTGGAGAAATTTCTTTTTATTTAATTGTGTTTTTGACTCTTCGGAGTTATTCCATTGGGTTCCATCGTATATATAAAACTTCTTTTCCTCTTCCACGTAGCACTTATCATCTTGGCGTATTTGTGTTTTCTGGATCAGTTTAACGAGAACGTTTAAAATGTTTTCATTATCTGGTTCATTTTCAAAAATAACGTCAAAATTCGCAAAATTTTCATTTTCTTCGTGCATGGCCTGTAATAGTTTATCCAATTCTTTCACAAAATTATTGAGGTCACCGTCAAATTTCGCATTGTTAATCACATTTTCATAACAATATTGAATTGGGTCATATTTTTCTATTTTGCCTTCTTCTGTTTTATTTATATTTTTCAGTATTATTTTATTTAAATCACGTACCATTTCACCTTTGGTTCTATAATATTTGGAGTAATCAACGCGATTTTTGTCGCTATCTTTGGAGATCTCGCCATTCAATTGAGCTTGTAAATCCAATATGTAATTATCTACTTCTTCATCTTTAAAGTCGATGTGATTTGCTCTGTTCAATTGCTTTAATTCAAATAACAACAACTCCATGTTATCAATGCTTGCGATCTTCAACAACTCACCCATGTGGTAATGAACATTGCTTGTTTTTGATTTTTTATCCGATAAATAAGAATTTTTTACGATTTCATACATGCTTTCATGTGGAACATATTCATAGTCATCTTGTTTTTTATTCATTCTGACAAAATGTGCGCGCTTTTCATTAATTTCCTTTTTCGTGACGCTAAGATTCTCTCGCACAAGTTTTTGAATGAATGAGTGTTCCGAAACATTCATTTTTGAAACATCAAATAAAGCCAGTTTTTTTAAACACTGGAACATAGAAACTTCTTTTCTGTCAAATATTTTATCATAAATCTCTTTCAAACCAAAATCAAGCTCTTCAATATATTCTTTAAACGTTTTGTCCTCCTGAAACTCATAGAAGGTAACACGCTTGTTATCAAAATATTTTTTATCTTTCATAACATCACCATTCAACATTTTGACTTTGGGTATTTTTTCATACCGAATATACATGTTTTGTAATGATTTAGAAAGGATATTACTCGAATGATGAATATTCATTTCCTTGAAAATTGTTGGCAAGTTCTTGAATACAACTCCATTCAAAATTACCTTTTCTCCTTTGTTCACATGAACCATATCGTATGGGATAACTTGAATTTCGCCTTCTTTTCCAATCGCAAAGAAAAACGGGCTGTTGTTAGAATGTGTTACTTTATTAACCAGCGCAATATTTTGTTCTGTTTCTAAACGGATTTTTTTATGATAATTTTTTATTTTTGTATTTATTGGCATGATATTATCTTGTTCGGAAAAAACTTCTAAAGAAGAGTTCTCGTAACTCTTTTCAGTAACACTGTACTGCCATTTTGAAATTTCTGTGTCTATACTATCAAGTTCATAGTTTCCAACTTTCTCAGAATTGTAATACAGTTCCTTGTGTAGATAAGATGAAAAAAGGTTGACAACTTTAGGGTTCAAATCAAATATAGAATAGAGAATTTGATTGTTGGGAATCTGTTTAATCTTGATTCCCGAATCTAACTCAGTATATTCTTCCAATAGCAACTTGTATTTGCCAATTTCTGAAATTACTTTCTTTTTGTTTTTCGATGTAGACAGACTTTTTTCAATGTAATCATTTACCTGTTGTTCAATTGTATATATTGTTTCTCCTATTCCGTCTTCCACTGACATTATTTTGTCTTCAGTATATATTCCATCATCCACAATATCATAGTCGCCTGTTTGGTAACTTTTGTAACTTTTGATGATCTCAATAGAACGAATTTTATATTTTTCTAGGAGACCAGAATATTCAAAATCAATATATAATAGTTCACTTTCCAGGGTTTTTACAACAATCATATCATTTTCAAGCTTTCTAATTTCACCTTGAATAAACGCATCTTCGCTTGCAAAGTTGATCTTAATTAGTTTTCCAGGTAAAAGACGATTTATGACACAATAACCATCTTCTTGCTGATTCACGACAATGACTTTATCAATATTGTCAATACCGCCATCAGCATTCAAATGAAAAATTTGAGTTTCCAAATTTTCCGAAATGAGTTTCAATTTAGAATCATCAATATAATCAACAAAAAATAATGTATCGTTCAATAATTCTTTACGGGCTGATTCCAATTTAACAATATTACCATAAAATAAAGAATTATTTAGATTTATGTTTTCCATAATTTATATAAAGAATGAGATTATTTATTAATTTTTAATTCTTAATTACTAATTCCCAATAAATGAAGAGTGAATGTCTTTGAATATGACTTGTTGGAGATATAAGGCGGTGTTTTTAATATGAGAGAATATAATCTTTTTATTTGTTTGTTCTTTTTTATAACGAATGTAAATGTGTGCATTTGGCTGGACTGGGTGATTCTTTTTGAATCCTACGAAATTTAGCGTTTCTTTGTAACTGCTATATAGATAAACTTCAATAAGCTTGCCAATCGTATAATCATCTTCTTTTAGTTCAAACACAAAGAAATCATCCTCGGTATATATATTACAATACATATTTTGATATTCTTCAATTTCTTCTGCTGATTTTGTTCCGTCATTTGACGCCGATATATATTCTTCTTTTGTTTGAACATTCGCAAGCTCATTATCTTTAGTATACTGGATAATTAAATTCAATTTACTTGTGATGTATTCACAACTCTTAGCCATTAGTTCTCTATTTGTAAATATTCCTAAACTCTCAACTGTCATTTTATACTCATTTTCATAGTAAATTCTTTGCGCGTCCAGAATTTCAAAGTCTCGTTTTTCCATTTTATCTTCAATATTATTTGCCCTTTTAGATATTTCCGGTTCGTTGCGCAGAAACTCATAAGTGCAATTATGCACAACATTCCAACACGAATTCTCTTGAGCGCAACCAATTTCAAATTCCGCCTCGAAATTTAACTCTTCCATTTCATTATCGCTCAAGTTATGGTTTGGATACAACACGCAAAGCAATATATGTTCTCCACTTATCGGGTCAGGTGGAAACAATGACCCATTCATTTCGCTTTGAACCGCATTGTTGGTCTGTTTATTTACAAGAACAATGTCTTTGGTTGTAACATACCTTTTTTCTTGTTTTCCTTTTTCATTTTTCACATCAACAACAATTTTGTAGTTCTCTTTTAATTGGTCAAATTCGTTACTTTTGTTACTCATAATAGGAATACAGGAAATGCGATGTTTCAAATACTCATTGTTGAAATTTGTAGTATTTTTAATTATATTAATAGAACTTTCATGATGCGGGAATCCTTTGAAAACAAGTGTTTCAATATTAGACAAACACGTCCGACGAAGTGAATTGACAACACACGTTTCTACTCCTCGTATATTGAACGACAAAGTCCCTTCAGATTCAACAACGTTTTCAACCTGAACACTCATGGATGTATATTGTATAAATTTATACTTTATTTTTAATTCAATTTTTTAGTTTATATCATCAAAAAAAATTATACTCTAAATCATATTGAAATATAGTTCATGAATAACAATACCGAGAAAAATATGAATATGATGCCTAACAAACAAAATTTAAACAAGACAAATCCAAAACATTTATTATTTTTTAGCGAACTTTGCGCTCACAGTAAAGAAGTGTTGGCGAATCTAAGACAGAAAAATTTTCTTGATAAAGTTCAGTTGATTTGCATTGATAACAGATACATTGAAAACAATATTACACATATTTATTTGAATCCACAACAGACCATGCCACTACCGCCTATGATTACTTGTGTTCCAACATTGTGTATTATGCCAAATTATGAAATATTAAAAGGGGGGCAAATCGTGGAGTATTTTGCTCCGATGAGTAAAAGTATTAATGATGAGCGACAGAAACTAAATATGGAACCAAACGCGTTTTCTTTAGAGTCTGAAACAAACGGTTCTTTTGGGGTATCAAGTGATTCATTTAGTTTCTGGGATACAAACCACGACGAACTATCCGCACAAGGTAACGGCGGGACGCGTCAAATGTACACGTATGCGTCTATTGAGTCTACAAATAATCATTCCGAAAATATTTACACACCAACCGAAGATTTAAGTGATAAACAGGAACCGGTTAGTTTAGACAAAATTCAACAAGAGAGAAATAATGAATTATGATTTAAAAAGACAAATAGTTTAACAACTATCCAACTTCAATCGCAATATGAGTCACTCTGCTGCTCAGAAAAAACAAATCGTAAAAACGTTTGTAGATATTTACTTTGATTTACTCAACACTATCAAAGAACAACTAGAAAACAAAAATAAAGAGTTTAACGATTTTTACAAGAAAAATTTGTTGTTGAAAAAGACAAATATCAAACTCTTTATTAAAACGTGGTATGAATATATCACAAAGCAATATTATCACTACATTATGGATAATAATGTCAACTATTTCTTTAGCGATGAATTACAGGATAAGTTGAACAAGGATTTCAATGTTTCCGTGATGAAATATATTGTCCTGATCAAAGAAAAATATAATTCTGTGAGCAACTCCGTTGTGGAATCTATTTTGGCGAAAATCAAGTTTTTGACGCAAATGAGTTATCAGTATTTTAATAGCGGTTGTAATTAAATATTGCGTTTTTAGTATATTTACCCAATCGACACGCCTAGATTCGCCACGATGAAAAGAGCCAAGCAGAAAATTAAAACGCTACCGAACGTCACCTTTCCTACAAGCCAGTCGGTTTCCCGCGCCTTCGCCTTATTCGGGTCCACATCACCCCGGTGTAATTTTTTGTTTTGATGGTTTTGACGGTTGTGATGATTTTGAAGTTTTTGAATATTTATTTTTCTAATATTAGCTTCCTCCGACTTGCGGATACTATTCGTATTGCGATTACCATTCATCTTGCTCTTACCATTCTTCTGACTTACACTACGTAAAGAACTATTATTTGTTGCTGACATGACTATATATTATGCTACGAAAAAAATCAATAGATTATTATAAAAAATGAGAAATTAAAAACAATCGTTATTTTTACTATATGTACCCGTTCAACGAGGAAAAAATTACATCGCCTACTTTAGCACTAAATAGCCGATGGTAGAAATAATTACAAAGACACCAAACCACCCGGCTCTATTCACCGGGTTCTCATTAGGAGGCAAATCCGGATTCACCTTTATAATTCCTAACACATTCGTTGAATTACTTGTTGTCTCTTGATTGTTCTTGTTATTGATAATCGCGAATGGCTTATTGATAAGCCCTAATGGGTGATCTGGAATCTCTTTATTATTTGGGTTTCCACCATGTTTCACATTTTTTCTTTTAACGCTTTTTCTTTTAACGCTTTTTCTTTTAACGCTTTTTCTTTTAACGCTCTTTCTTTTAACGCTTTTTGCTTTTTTTGACATGACTTTATATTATATTGTCAAAAAAACTAAAGAATAATATTCGTTTCTATTACCAGAAACATATGATGAAATTAGAGACTTGATTTTGAATCACCTTTTTTTGAAGTTGTCCATGGCACACGGTCAAATAAACATATTCAATTGCTTCATCAAACCGCAAAAAAAGAATTAGAAAAACAACCACTTGATATTTATGAACAAATTCAGAACCATCCACAGAATAATGTATCTGTTGATGATTTGATTGATTTGTCGGTATCAAATAACCCGTTTGATGAGTTTCAGTAATATTAATCTAATACCAAATAAAGTTATTTAAATAAATAATTCTACAATTACAATTATACATATAATGGAAAAAAGCGAGGATTTCCAAAAGATCATTGATGATTTTGTCAAGGACCTTTTGATCAGTTTTCCAGAATATGAAGACAAATTCAATGTGATTGATTATGATGAATATTATTGTCATTGTAAAAAAGTTTACCCAGAAAATTTTTTTCATATTTTGTATGAAAACGACGAATTATTTGATAGCGACGATTCATGTTTTTTATTACCAGATTTAAATTTTAAAGAAATTATTTTGGATGATAAATTAAGCGACGGTTCCAAAAAAACTATATGGAAATACTTACAACTAATATTGTTTTCAGTGTGTAAGGGTGTCGATAACAAAGAAGATTTTGGAGCGGCCAAAGATTTGTTTGAGGCGATTAATGAAGATGACCTTCAAGATAAAATAGAAGAAACTATGAACGAGATGAGAAATGTCTTTTTTAATGATGTTGACCCGTGTTTAAATGAAATGTTTAGCGAGCAAATGGGTGATTTGAGTAATGTTGAAAACATTTTTGAATCATTTGCCAAGGCATCGCAACAAGGGGTCAGTGGCGAAGAGGGTTCTGGCAACTTCTTTGAAAATACAATGAATCAGGAAGAATTAAAAGACCATCTTAGCGGATTAATGGGAGGAAAAATAGGGAGTTTAGCAAAAGAAATTGCTGAGGAAGCATCAAAAGAGTTTGGATTCGAGGAGGGTCAAGACGAGAAATCGCAGAGCGAATTGCTACAACAGTTTTTCAAAAATCCATCAAAACTGCTTGATGTTGTTAAAAATATAGGGGGGAAACTAGAAGAAAAATTAAAGAGCGGTCAAATGAAGGAAAGTGAATTGATGAAGGAGGCTCAGGAAATTATGGGGAAAATGAAGGACATGCCTGGAATGAAAAACATGATGAGCCAAATGGGAATGGCGGGTGGGAATTTTGATATGAAGGGAATGGCAAATAAAATGCAACAGTCTATGAATCAATCCAAGATGAAAGAACGAATGCAAGAAAAACTTAGAAAGAATAAAGAAGAAAAGCAAAAAGAAGCAATGGCTGGCAATATGACCCAAGTTTCCGATGATACGTTTGTATGGAATGATGACAATAGCAATCCGAACGAGTCTTTACATAAAAGTAAGGCGACTAATAAGAAATCAACTACAAATCCAAAGAAAAAGAAGAAGAAAAAGAAGAAGAACAACTAACAACTAACAACTAACAACTAACAATAATATATGCTTTATATTATATAGACAATTATTATAATGGAAACAAAATTCTGGTTACAGGACCCAAAAGTATTACTTCATAAAGACAAATTATTAGAAGTGTGGCCATATTCGCATATGAACTATAATGAAAAAATAAACGCAACAACTAGGTTTATTTTGTATTCATCTTTGTTTGGATATATTCTTTTGAATAACTATTTGATTTTGTTACTAGGGGTTGTCATGATTCTGGCGTTAGTCTTTATTCAGAATTATAACAAATTGGAAAGTTTTGAATCGTCAATTCCTGACTCATTTGACGAGGACAAACACACAAGTAAGAATCCGTTGTATAATGTATTGACTAGCGATTATGTAGATGACGTCAATAAAGAGAAGTTGAGAGATGAATACGACCAAAATAAAGAGTCCGAAATCAATCATCAGACAAAGCAGTTTATTTATGAAGCGAATAAAGGAAACAAGGATATTGGAAATATATTCAATAATATTTCTGATAATTTGAACTTTGAATCTTCTATGCGGCAGTTTTATATAAATCCGAGTACAACGATTCCGAATGATCAAGGCGATTTCCTCAGTTATTGTTATGGTGATCTATATTCTGAAAAGCCCTTGTTAATATATTAAATAACAAAAAAAAAATATTTCATTTTATATAATAATGACCCAACTTGTTGATTTTGTTTTTAACAACATTTCAAGGATTGGAAATGATGATTATAATTTTACTCAAGAGAATCTTATGAACAAAACGCATTTGGGATACAATACATCAAATTTTAGCGAATTAAACGACAACAAGGTAATTAATCTAGCATCTTCACATCCGACTATGAATATGAAAGGCGGGTTTCAAGTTTCGCCGAATGGTGGAAACGTTGACGAAAGTGGCGAGTTAATAAATTCTAAATTGACAAACTTGAACTTTAAGATAAGTCTTCAAGAACGCACCTTCAAGACAGTTCCTTATTTAGGAAGAGGAAACGTAGATGTTGGAATGGAAAATGATCTGCGCAAAGGCGACACTTTAAGAGAGAAAAAGAGTGCTGTTAAAATAAACGAAGAATGTCAGGTTAATGTTGACAAGTACCCGATGCAGAAAAAACTCCAAAAGAGGTTGAGCAGCAAACACATTGTAGAAGAATCGGCTGCAAATGGTTGGGTGCGCGGTGGTCTTCCTTCGCGCGAGATTTACAAAAATGAAAAGTACGAGTGTAATTAGACGAATTATTATAAAATACTATATTAATAGATATTAACTGTAATATGTCGTTTACAAGTAACAAAAATCAAAATCCTGAATACAATGTAGAAAAACTCATGAATTCCAACAAAATGAATTATATGTTGAATGTTGACTATTGTCAAAATAGTTCGGTTCATAAGATGTTGGAACTAGGAGGAGTTCCCAAATTACACAGCGAGACCTTGTCATACAACAATATTGATATTGAGAGTAAACTCAGAGGCATCAAAAGTATAAATTTGGAGGGAGCAAACTTTAATCCTGATTTGAAAACCAAAAAAATTACAGACACACCTCTTTTTAAAAAACAAAAAACATTAGTTCCACCTTCATTTTTACATGTCAGTGAAAGAGGGGGCTTTCATAACATTTAAATAATTATATATATAATTTATAAGTAAACTATATATATAATGGCGTTTACAAGATTTCACGACGATACTAGTAGAATCTTAAAATCAAATATTGAGACGACATCTATGTGTAGCTATACATTTAATGTTCCCTCCAACACGGGTACAAAGAATGTCTTTGTCGATGACCCACACATTCGCTTACAAAAAAGCGGAAATTTACAATATAGTAAAATGATAGATCTAGAGGGGCAGTTGAAACAAATGGAACGTGGATATTCGCGGGATTTTATTGATAACCAATACAACAATAAAAATCGTGTCAATCATGGAGAGCGGAAAATTCCAATATATCAACTGAATAAAAGCGTGACAGATGAGTCAAGGAGCACTCATCCATCTTGGACATATCGTTCTCTCCAACAATACCGACCGGAGATTTTGTTTGAAGATCCCCAAAGTCATTTTTCGTTGAAATTTGAAAACAATGTGGACACAAATATTGACACAAAAGACAAATATAGAAAAAATCATAAAAAAATATAAAACTTATATATAAGAGATTAAATTATGGCACAAATTGCTATTCCATTATTATTGTTAGGAACAGCGGTTTTAATTAGCAATGACAGAAACAAAAATGAAGAAAATGAAGAAGAATGTATTGGTAATGGAAAAGAAAATATGGCTAATTTGAGCGACATTGATCCGCGCGGCGATTTACTCTCCAAAGAATATAGAAAGTTTCACCCGAACATTGCGAAGAGTGATAACAATATCAACAATCAACAAGATGTTTCGCAATATCAAGACAAATTCTTTTTGAATAATATTTCAAGTGAAGAACAAGCGTCTTCCAACACTAGCGATAAGATTTTCAAAAATCTTGCTGGAGAAAAAATTAAATACGACGATATTAATCACAATAATATGAATCTTTATTATGGAGGTAAAACAAACGGGGATGGTAATATTAATACTTCTTCTATTTTAGATTCTTATACTGGACAAGGGACGTATGATATTAAAAAGGAAGAGATTGCCACCATGTTTAAACCAGAAAACAATACCCAAAACGTTTATGGTAATCAGAACCAAAATGAATTCTTTCAGTCGCGCGTGAATGCTTCTCATCGCCACGCGAACAGTAAACCGTGGGAAGAAATCAAAGTTGCGCCCGGTCTTGGCAAAAAATACGATGAAAATGTGATTACAAGCGGATACAATAATTATAATGAAACGAGAGACCAGTGGATGCCTAAAAGCGTAGATGAGTTGCGCGCTTCTAACAATCCTAAAAATATTTACTGCCTACACGACCATATGGGACCTGCGATAAATCCAATACAAAATAGAGGCGAGCATGGAAAAATTGTCAAAAAAACGCCGGACTCTTACTTTGTAAACAAAGATAATTTAGGTATGATTGCTGGAACATCTGGACCCAATATGCACACCGTGGGTGCGCATCAAATGCTTACCAATGAAAATCGCGATAACACGAGTGTTGAATATTACGGAACCAGAATTAACCAAAATGGTGCTGCTTATGCCAAACAAAACTATTTGGAAGCAAACAAACAACAATTAGATGGGGCTCCAATTACGAATCGCGTAGATAAAACAACAAATCCGACAAGTGAACAAAATTATGGCAAAACCTCTTATAACGCACACAACAACAACCGAAATACAACAAAAACGTCTCACTTTGGAGGAATGGGGTCTACTGTATCCAGCATCGTTCAACCAATTATGAATGGATTGAGACACAGCAAGAAGGTAAACACTACAACTAGTTTACAATCATCTGGTAATGTTGGTCTAAATAACGTCGCCGCGCATACAATTCGCAACAAGCAAGAAGTCTCTACCACCAATAGAGAAATATATGAATGTGATTTGAATATGAATCACTTGAATGTTCAGAAACAGCAAGATTCTGCGTATATGAATGTGAACCCCATATTGAACGCGACACAAAGAAATTCGATGAATCAATCCGAAACGGGTCCGGCTGCTTCTCAGTTAAGTGGAAACATGAGCTACGTTGCTCAATATAACCAGGAAAATAACAACCGCGTTTACGCAAGCGGTGTACAATCTAACGGCAATATTAGCCTTTTCAACAACAAAATTGTTGCGCAAGTAAACGCAAAAGAGTGTGAAAATACTAGACCAACTCCGGTGTATAGACCAAAGCCAACATCCTATCAACACCCAAGCGATAGTCTGGGTACCACCACCTCTATGCCACAAAACTACCAAGAAATCAGCAACAGTCACTTAGATGCGTCGCTGTTGGACGCATTCAAAACAAATCCGTATACCCAACCGTTGAACAGTTCATAAATAATAATAAAATTATTACTATATACTGAAAACGCCGGATAAGTATTTACGCATTTCAGCTTTTATCTTATTTTCATCAAACTGACCGGAATTTCCATTGAAAACAACAGTGTTTTCGGGGTATTGTTTAATCACAATCATCCCATCATCTTGTAATTTAAGTTTATATTTCAATACTGGTTTTTTGTTTACTACTTGAGTATACATCATAAAAGGCTCTTTTTTATGTTTCAGATACGCATGACCAATATTATTATCTGGATTAACAATTTCGTTTAGATAATAATTCCAATGTTCACTTTGATCGTGATCAAATACACAAGAGACGCACAATGAATTATTCGCCAGTTTTTGGTTGTAGTTTATATCAAGTAAACAATTGTCGCATTTTGAAATATTGTAGTTTACTCGCCGTATATTGTGCTGATACACATCGGACATTTCAATTGTGCGGGTAGTTGCATCTTTTACATCACAAAACATTGGTTCTAAAAAGTATAAAGCAGTATCGATGATACAAAACTTGTCTTCTGATAGTGGAATTAATATTGCACAATGTGTCAAATGGGGTGTGCCATGTGTTTTACAGCTATTTGGAACACTTGCCGCAATAATATAGCTTTTGATATTATGATTTGCTTGTAAATATTCTTTTACGAAATGCGATAAAGCGATGCAGTTGCCACTATTATACTTGTAAATACAAGTATTTGATCGTGATTCTTTATAAATTGTGTAAGGAATTGTAGAAAATATTACGTTATTGTAAACATTGTGAAACAATTCTGAAAAATGTTTATCGGATAACTTTTGATTTGCCATTTGAATCTCTTTGAAAATACAATTTTGAGGAGTGTTTGTCATCTAATTATATTATTAACTTATAAAATATTAAATATTACAGACATATTTTTATATTACAAAACCAAGAAAAGTAAAAATGGAAAAAGCAAAAATGAAATTGGACAGTTATATACAGAAAGCCAGCATTCCAAATATATTATTTTTCGGACCATATATGTGCGGAAAAGAAGAAATATACCAACAATTTATCGGCAATCTATATAATTCAAACGAAAATATTTCTAAATATGTCCTTACAATTAACTGTTTATCTACAAATGGAATCAAAATTATCAAAGAGCATATTAAACTATTTTCAATGCAAATATTCAACAAAACTAAAGACGTAAATTTCAAAACAATTGTCTTGGAACATGCCGACAATTTGACATATGATTCTCAATATAGCTTAAGGCGAACAATAGAACAATATAGTAAAACAACGAGATTCATATTTGTTTGCGAAAATAAGTATCGTCTGTTGAATCCACTGTCATCGCGATTCGCGCACATTTACATTAATGAAAATCGCAATAGGTCTTTGCATAACAATATAGATAAATTCAACTATACAAAATATAAATATCTTATTCAAAAATATAATAATTTACTCCAAAATAAAGACCCACAAATCAACAGGCTATTAGAAATATATAAAATTAGTGTTGAATTCCACAAGTATAATTTTCATTGTTTTGAAATTTTCCAAAAATGTAGGACAAATCCAAACCACAATAATTTGAGTTTAATATTTGGGAAGGTCAACAAAAACTTTTGCAATGACTTATTTTCTATTTTTTACTTGTTGGTAGTATTTCGTAATAATTTAGAAATAGAAATATATGATTACTATTAAATGGATGATTATAATTCAAATTTGCTGAACGATTCTAAGTCTGAATGGTCAATCCGCTTGACGAATATTTTGTCTGGACACATTATCGACGGTTTTCGTTCAATATACAGCGAAGCAATGGAAGTATGTGAGAAAAATGACGAAGACGAGAAATATTTGATGACCTTTCAAAACTACTTGTCTATGATTCCAAAGTGGAATCAAACTATGGTGGATGCTGAGGTGGAACGAATTAAAGAATGTTCGCAGTGTAAATATTTAGAAGACCTCATTACTTGTGTTCATATTCTTCAGTTAAAAATATTGAGTTGTGTTCGCACTGGAAATCAAAACAAGAAAATTGACATTGATATACCTTGCTTCAAACAATTTTTGCATAACGTTTACATTAACATTGCTCGCAAATTGTATTCGAATATTTATTTATTCCAAATTGAGGCGACACCGTTACAGCAACAAAAACACAACCGAGAATTTGAAATTATTGTTCAAACGTGTATTATGAACACGATTCGTGATAATGTTCCAGTAGAACAACTTCTAAAACAATATATCGATGAAACGCAAGAAGTAGATGTTGAAAAAACTGAAAAAGTAATAGATGAACCAAAGCAAGAATCACAAGAAAACAATAAGCCACAGCAACAAGTTGGAGACTCAGTTGAAACGCCCTCTTCTATTCTAAAAGATGAAAGCAATAGTGTTATAATCAGCGAACAACCATCTCTATCTGAAGCGCCACCGACGGTAAATGATTTATTCCCAGATAATAATGATGATGACCAAAAAGAAGAGAATAAGTCTATCTCTTTTGAAAGTGAAGAGTCGTCTGAAGTCAACGATAAAGAAAGCAACAATGAAAATACATTCACCATTGGGGATAATGTGCCTCTAGTTCTGGATAGCGATTTTGATAGCCCCTCTAATTCCAATATGAATGAGATTGAAGAAATAAACTTGGATTTTGATAACATCGAAGATGAAACAAAAAATTCGGAAAGTGAACCACCAATTGATCTTGGAATCGAAGAACTAGCCTTTTAAATAAATGGATTATTTTCGTTATATATAATTTATTTAAATAACAAATAAATTATATGGAGTTATTGAATAGTAATTTTATTGTAGCAGTAGTTATATGTATTATATATTTCATTTTAAAAGTTTCAGTGGAGAAAAACAAAGACGACAAAAAAAAGGCGTTTAAAGACAGTGCTTTAGTAGGAATTGTTTCTTATGCGGTGTTAATATTTAGAAGTAATTTTGTCTCTTTTGAGAGTAGTAAAACGACCACAATTTTCACAAACGAACCTCAATTTTGATTTGATTTCATATCTTCTCTAAGACGGTTGACAGCGCTCGGCGAGGCCGTTTCTGCGGTGTTATTGCCAGACTGATTTAAAAGCATTTTTACATTTGTTGGAGACGCAGTTTTAGCAGAACCATTGTTATTAATATTTCTATTGGAGTTAAGAGCAGTCTCTCTGTTTGATTTGATAGATTTCGGTTTTGACAAATTGTTTGTATTCTTACGAGTCATCTTTTCCAACTTTGCTTCAATGTTTTTGAGTTTGTGTAAAATCATATTCAATTTAGAATTGGGGTCTTGGTGTAAGCGTTCGCGGTTAGCATTCATATTTCTACGCGTGTTGTTATTTACGCCAGGTCTTTTTTTACAAGACCTATTATTCCAGTAGCACTTAGGGTCATGTCCACAAAAAGGATGTTTTGTCTTACGACGAGACGAGCACGCAACCATTATATATAATACTTACATTATTTATTCATGCGTATTATATGTAATAATTTGAAAAATATATATTTACGAAATAATATCATCAATGTCCATGTAATGACATTTGTCATCATGTAAACAATTATCAACTATCAAGTCCGACGCAATATACTTTTTAAGAACGTTATGTTCATATTGATCTTCTGGAACATGTTTATGAACAATCCTGGATATCATTTTGTATAACTTGAATCCAGGATATTTATCATCGCCATTTTGTTTGTATAGTACATTTTCACCGTTATCGTCGTATAGCCACGAGAAAATAAGATCATATATCGGAGCAATATTTCGATATTCATCAATATTGTTGATATCGTCGCATACAAAATCAAAAATGCTACAAGCAAGACGACATAGGTCAAAACTCATATTTGGTTCTACTAACGGTTTCTTTTCATTATAATACGGGTTATAATTATATTGTGTATGAGCTGTTCCATTTCTGGAAAAACTATCGCTACATAGAGAATGTCCGTTGTAATCATAAATGGCGCGACCAAAATCAATTATTTTGTATATTTTACCATAGGTTGGTATTTTGTATATTTTATCTTTTATTTTGTAAATCAAATACTCCTTGTCTGTTTCGCAATACATGATATTGTTTGTGTGTAAGTCGTTGTGAGTAAAGTTATATTTTTTTTGATATACGTAAAGTGTCGTGATAATTTGAAAAATAGCACTCTCTATTTCTTCCATTTTGATTTCTCCTCCATCCAATAGTTCATCCAGTGTATTTGTGCATTTTTCAATAACAACCACTTGTGTTGGAAATTTGTTTAGTAATAAATAAATTTTTTCTTCTTCTTCGCTATCTTCTTCTTCACTATCTCCCTCACTATCTTCCTCACTATCTTCCTCACTATCTTCCTCACTATCTTCCTCACTATCTTCCTCACTATTTTCGTCGCTATCTTCCTCACTATATTCCTCACTATATTCCTCACTATTTTCATCACTATCTTCGTCGCTATCTTCGTCGCTATCTTCGTCGCTATCTTCGTCGCTATCTTCGTCATTATTAGTCAACGTGTCATTTGTGTCATATTGATACTTCAATGCCAACCCATCGTCATTTTCTAAATCATCAATCAAAAATTCATTTACACTCGTTAATGAGTGAGATACTCCTGAGCTGTCCACCGGTGTTTCTTCCACAATAGATTCAAACTCCAAATCTAAATCGTTGGTTTCTTCAATGATCAAAGTCTCCTTTTTATTTTGCTGAAAGATATCGTTTGCCTCATTGTCTTCAAACCGAAATTTTTTCCCTAAATTTTGTGTAAAAAAGTTGGATTCGCATAAATATTCTAAATCGTCTGATACATTTATTTTACAATTTTTTTTCTGACAAATAAACATATCATAGCATTCAATACCGTGAAAAAACTGTTTGTCGGTTTTCAATATTCCACTGATGTAATAAAATAAACTATCTACGTAAGCATAGTTATTTTTGTCATTGATATATTTTTGATATTTACTATTGACATTTTGTTCTTCAACTCCAGGTAATATTGTTAAATCTTCGTTTTTATATTTTCCAGTCAAATATCTCAGAGAATCAACCAGTGTGATATATTTGAAAAATACTTCCCTATCATTATCGTCTTTGTCTTTTATTTCGAAACAGTTTTCATCATTTTTACTTTTGTAATGCCAACTCTTTTTTGAATTTCAATATTCAAAAATTCTTCTACCGGTGCTTTCGCTTTAACAATTTCCTCAAATTCATTATTTGAAAGATTGTTTAAATTATCGTATAATAATTCTTGTTTTAGCATCGCACATTAATTTTTATTATTGATATAATATTTTTAATATTTTTAAACTTATTAATAATAACATCTTTACACGATTTGCGTTCGTAATATTCCGAGGTTTAAATTTGTTTTCAATATATAAACAATGACACTAGAACTTAAGAAATTTAGTATGAGCCACATCACATTCAAAAAAGACGAAAATAAAGGTCCCGTCGTTGTCTTAATTGGTAGAAGAGATACAGGAAAGAGTTTCTTGGTTCGTGATTTATTATTCCATCATCGAGATATTCCGTTGGGCACTGTTATTTCGGGTACAGAAGCCGGCAACGGTTTTTATAGCGATCACGTTCCCAAACTGTTTATTCATGATGAATATAGTTCGTCTATTATTGCCAATATTTTGAAAAGACAAAAGGTTGTATTGAGACAAGTAAACAAACAACTTGCCACGTACAAAAAGTGTAATATTGATCCGAGAGCGTTTGTTATTTTGGATGACTGTCTATATGATAATTCGTGGTCAAAAGACAAATTAATGCGTTTACTATTCATGAATGGAAGACATTGGAAGATTATGCTTATCATTACTATGCAATATCCGTTGGGTATCCCACCAACATTGAGAACCAATATTGACTATGTCTTTATTTTGCGCGAGCCGTATATTTCAAATCGTAAGCGCATTTATGACAACTTCGCGGGTATGTTCCCGACATTTGAGTCTTTTTGTCAAGTAATGGACCAATGTACTGAAAATTATGAGTGTTTAGTGATTAATAATAATGCGAAATCAAACAAATTACAAGATCAAATCTTTTGGTACAAAGCGCAAGCACAAAAAGATTTCAGATTAGGATCAAAAGAATTTTGGGAACTGTCTAAAAATATTGGTTCGGATGATGAAGAAGAAACGTATGACCCTCAGTCTTACGTGAAGCGGAGTAGTGGTCCACGAATTAACGTGAAAAAAAATAAATGGTGACATGTTTCGTCTCCGAGCAAGATTCTTCACACGGCAGTCATAACAAATAGGTGATCAAAACACTCACATCGTTTTCACTTTTAATAGCAAAATCATTTAAAGCCAAGTCGCATATTACTATATAATGGATATCGTAAATCTCATCGAAACCAACCCAATCACCAAGTTCTCTGGCAATTACCAATCGCGATTGGTAGGGAAACTGAGGTATTCCTTCACTGAAACGCAACAGCAGGTATTCCTCGCCAACTTTTACTGTTATTTGAACTGTAACAAGACGGAGTTTGTGATTGACTTGGACGATGTATGGGAGTGGATGGGGTTCAATAAGAAGGTAAATGCCAAACGGTGTCTGGAAAAGCATTTCGATGCGGGTAAGGATTACATAGTTTTGCTCCTCCTTGTGGAGGAGCAAACAACTGGTCGCGGCGGGCAGAACCGACAGGTATTCAAAATGACCGTCCCCGCCTTCAAACGATTCTGTCTCAAAGCGGGAACATCCAAGGCAGACGAAATCCACGAATACTACATCAAGTTGGAGGAGGTCATCCAGGAAACCATCTGCGAAGAGAGCATGGAACTCCAGAACCAACTCAAACTAACGCAAGAAACTGCCGAACAAGAGAAGCAGAAAAAACGCCAAGCCGTGGAAAAAGCAATCATCGACCAATTCCCAAAGAATACCGAGTGCGTCTACTTCGGCACGATCGACAACACAGAGGGCGGCGAGACCCTCCTCAAATTCGGACAAACGAACGATTTGCGGTCGCGCGTTTATAACCACCACAGCAAGTTCGCAAATTTCGTTTTGGTGAACGCATTCAAGGTCCAGAACAAGGTCGAGATCGAGAACCTGATCAAGCAGCACCCCAAGGTGAAGAAACAGTTGCGCCAGATTACAGTTGATGGGAGTACTTACAAGGAGATCATTGCGTACAATGCGACCTTCACGTCAGATAAACTGACGTATTACATAAAATCGGTTATTGAGAGCAAGCGGTACAGTGTAGACAATTACAACAAATTGTTGAAACGGAACGATATGTTGGAGGAGGAGTTGGCAGCACTTAATGTTGCAAACACGGAATACCAGGCGACGAACGGGGCGTTGGTATGCGAGATAGCAGAGCTGAAACGTAAGGTCGGTGAGCAGGAGATCCAAATCAACAAACTGATGGCGGATTGCGATTACCAGCAACAGCAGCCGGTGAGCGAAGAGACGAAACGTTTTGACGAATTCATCAGTGCGTGTTGTATCGTCCGTCCTGATGTAGAGGAGTCGAGCGGTATGATGGAGGGTCAGTTTCGCATATGGAACGGAGTCAAACCAACGAAACAAATCTTCCACCAGTTCAAACAATATTTGGATACGCGTTTCCGTCCTAAACGGTTAGAAAAACAGGATAAGAATCAGGTGGTCCACGGGTACGCAGGGGTGAAATTACAAGTAGTCGAGTACAAACGGAGTCGTGGGGTAGACTGCGACGCGGAGACCTTCGTATTCGGAGTATGCCGGTTCACGCCACAGGGCAAGGTATTGAATTCCGAGTTATTGGCGAATTACAAACGATGGAAGAAGAAACTAGGAACAGATGTGTCGGACGATAAGAAAGAGATGAAGGAGCTGAAGGAGTATTTGAACGTGTCTCCGTACGTCCAAAAGGCAACCGTTTGGAAGAATGGTGCGACGAACGAAGGGTATTATGGATTGTCACTCCGCGAGGAGGACGTGTACCAACATAAATTAACATCAAGTACCGGAAAACGGGTGAATAAAGTGTGTTTGAAAACCAACCAATGTTTGAATATGTGGGAAACGATTGTCAAGGCGGCATCTTCAGAGAATATGTCTGCGGCGAAGATGAGTAGAAGCATTAAAAATAAGACGGTTTTCAACGACGATTATTTCTTTTCCTTTTGATATCATGCTTCAAACTGGGTTCTAAAGTGTTCTAAGCCTTATATTTGAAAACATCAACTGTATGCTTGGATGAACCGACCTCCCACGGTTTAACTTGTTCAATGTGATTAGAATGTTGGCAGTAATATAATACTTTTCTACTTTTAATATTGAGTTTCCTCTTTAGATAATTCACCGACAACTTTTTGGCATTGTGTTCCTTCAAATATTCACGTACAATATTATTATCTAATTCAACGATTTTATTTTCTTGGTTTGACTTTTTGCCACGTTTTACTTTCATAGTTTTAGTTATTTATAATACTTTTCTCTTTATTTAATATTTAAAACATATTTACTTATATTAAATAAAGAACATGGCACCCAAAAAAGAGAAAAACGGGTTGATTATATTCAAAGATTATCCTGGTTTCACTCCGAACCTGACACCACAAGAAATATTCGAAATGGGTAGTTTTGGCGGGACGTATTGGCGCCCGATTTATTCCAGCATTCTGAAAAAAGAATTCAATAACCAGCATAAAAAATATCCAAAGAGTTGGTGGAAAAATCTTTCAGAACATTGGTTAACTTCTGGATGGGACGATTACGACAAAACAATAAATAAATATAATGTGAAAGTCGGTACAACATTAGAATATTGGGAAGAAAAAAAATGGATCAATGAAACGCATCCGTATGGTTGGACGCAATGGTATTGTGATTTTTATTCTGGAAAACGGAGCGATGACGATGAACGACAAATCAAGCGGTGGATGAATACCGCCGGACCTAAAAGTAGATTCCGCCGGAATTTAATCAATCAGATTCATAAAAAAAAGACAAAATATGATGACTATGAAGTGAGTCCTAAAATTAGGCAAACTTTACAACACTGGGGGTATGAACTTCAGAAGAGTGATGTTTGAATAAAATTATACAGCTTGCGCTATTCTTCGGTTGTTTTACATTCTCCCCAGGTTTCTCCACATTTGTATCCAATACAGTCAGGATATTCGGCGGGGCAATTATATTTTGTATTCTGTAAAATTCCATCTTGTGCGCAGCATAGCGGGTCTCCTATTTTAGAACCGTTGTCGGCTACACATTTGAATGATTGATCTTGATTGTCTTTTTGGGGTGGTGATGCTTCACTTTCTTGTTGCTGCGAAGCCTGTTCCTTTTTTTTATCACAATCTTCTTTTGACTCGTAAAAATAACATGCGCTAAATGAAACATCTACAGTTTCATTGTCTTCATTATATAAATAAACATATCCGTTTGATATATCCCATGGTAAATAAGTATTTGGGTGTTCTAAGAGAGGTTGGTCACTATTATATGGGTTGCTAATAACACCTATAACAGGGGCTCGCATAATTACTTTTTCGGGAACTCCGAAATTAATGCTGTTTGTGGGTACGTTCTCACTCATCTCGCATCTAACGATTTTACTTGTTGGACTACAATCGCCGTCACTATTTTTGTCTTCTTCGTTACAATCATCACACATCATATCATAAATATTATGTGTGACGCCACTTCTGTCTTGATAACTTCCTTTTACAGTTGGTGAAGTTCCATCGACACATTTTAAATCGCCGGCTAAACAATAAGCATAAAAATTTTTTCCATTGTATGTCTGCTCAATAACACCCATTTTAACGTTCTTATCTGTCATGTCATAAGTCATTCCTTCAAGTGTTTTCAAATAAATGGTAATAAGTGGAATTGCTATAAAAGAAAAAATTAGTAATATAAGTATAGTTTTTACCTTATTCATAATTAACTTATTCATATATTATATAATTTTGTCCATTATGATTTATTCTCTAACTACCTCAATGACAATCATAAAAAAGACAAAATATAATGATTATGAAGTGAGTCCTAAAATTAGGCAAACTTTACAACACTGGGGATATCAACTTCAGAACAGTGATGTTTAAAAATAATATGTTTTAGTTTGTAAAAACTATAAATGCAATAATAGCGTATCAAATATTATTTGTGATGAAAAATGTAAAATTTATATATTGTTTTTATGTTCTTGATGGGTGTATCAACTGTCTTGTATGAATTAAAACGAAATGACATATACTCAAAATATTTTATTTTTACTATAGTAATATGTATTGTTTTTTTGATTATATTTGACGAGTCATATACGATACACTTCTTTTTTGCCGGGACAGTATTTTTATCTATTATATTGTTCATGATTCATCATGTATTGTTGACAAGTAACAAAATTTTATTACTTTCACTTGTATTATCGATAATTCTATTGTTCATGATTATGTTTAATATAAATGTTGACATTTTTTACACGGAAGTAATTTACATATTAAATTTTGCCTTTTATTATTTGTATTTACATTTTATCACACGCCATATTTAAATACTAAATAGTTATAAACCGGTGCAAACGCTGCGCACCAACACCATAATGATGCAACTCTACTTGGTTCCGGTTGTTGTAACATAATTTTAATCCTACTACCATTAATTATGTTTGCGACCAGTAAGGCGCCTAGAAAAAAACCTATTTGGAATAACGCAACTCTGGTATCAAGTAATAAACTTAACAACAAAACAAATGTAATTACATATGCTATTGAAGTGGAAACATTCCACCATTTTAAATGAATGCCATCGTCGGATTTAATACAACCGTATGATTTGTTTCTAAAAAAGTAAACAAATAATAAATAAAATACTATAATACTAATAACAAGTTTTGTATTTATTTTTTTAGATCTTATATAATTTGGTATGAATAAAAGGATTATCAACATTACTGGTTGTAATATATTGTTAAACATTGCAATATTTGATACTAATCTACAATTAATATTTTTCCAAAGCAGAGATTCCCATAGCTGCATAAGTATGCCCGAAAAAAACCAGAATAATGTTAAATAAATATATAGTGGATTATTTTTAAAAATATATAAATTAATAATTGACAAAACAGTGCCAAGTAAAAATGTTTTTATAGAAACGTCATAGCTATAGCACATAATCTATTTATATAATATCGTGTTATTTTATAATTTTACAACAACTCCTCCATCTCTTTCAACTGGCTCAAAATCTCTCGTTTAAACAAGTTGAACGTTTGTCTTTTATCATGACATTTAATATTTTTTTTAAAGTTATGTGCGAGATTTTTGAAACATTTCTCTTTTCTCTTTTCTTGTTCAAACAATTTGGATGCGAAATATTTTCTCATTTGTTTTTGAATCACAATAGCCATATTATTTTCATTTTTAGTAGATTTTTTGGAAATAATATACCACCTCCAGTGTCGTTGGATTAGCGATATAGACCGACTCTTGATGATTTTACAAGCAATCAACGAGAGAACATAATTAATAATGGCGCGTTTAAGGAGAATGTTAGAGTACCAATTTTGGATTTTCTTAATGTAATAATGTTTGTGAGCCCACTCAACAAATTTCTGAAACTTGATGAATCCTGTAATTGGGATACAAGAAAATATCTTCTGATTCCGAAACCATGTCTGTATTTTTTGCGACGAATCTTCTCTGTATTCCATTCTTTTTTGGAGCGCTTTCAATATAGCCATTCCGGCTGAGATTGGCGATGATTGGTTCAAATAGGTTGGTATATATTTGTTGTCTTTTGTTCTCAAATAATACTTGGTTTTATTTGTCATTGATGTTTCTAACGGAATATAAAAATCCCTTAGTCTTTGCTCTTCTTTGTCAACTTCTTTTATACGAGGCTTCAGTTTGTCTTTTACCCATAAATTAATAATTTTTATAATATATTGTTGCATACCGATCGGCGCGTTCGTCCACTCAACAACACTTTTGTTTTGCTGCGTCAACCCCAGTTTGTTGTCAAACTTATGATTAAATACTAGTTGCTTTTTGATACATTTTCCAATAATATTGATGTCATCGTCATAAAAGCCGGTCATGGAAAAATCTAATCCACCAAGAGTCCGCGCGTTGTGATGGTTATCTTCTCGCGAAATGTATAACTTTTTGATGTAATCTTCGGCAAGACAGTATATTTCATTTTCACTTTCGATGCCATTTTTAATACAAAATTTATTGAACGATTCCCAATCCTTTAAATTGAATTTATCTTTCTTATTTTTAGGTATATAAATATCGCCGGGCATATCAAGCTTCAATGAAACTTGACATAGAAATTTCCAACCCTCGTCTTCCAGATTGTCTGAGGTTATCTCTTTTTCTTTCTTGTTCTTGTCATATTTGAATATCAGACTTTTCTTACCATTTTTGGTTGAAAATGCCACCGTCGCCTTTTTCATCCAAACTTCAATCTGAAATCTATCTGACAATAACGGTTTGGGAATCGCATAGTGCCTTATCTGTTCACCAAACAAGGATATTTTTTTACCCTTTTCAAAGTAGTTCTGATATGTTGTACCGATATCTATGTAATCTTGCATGTCATCTTCCAACTCCACAATTTCGGTATATTTCTTCTCACTTGTTTGTATGATAATGATTGTTCCTTGTGAAATATTTTCATTTTTCAAACATTGAAGTGACAATGGGTCATTTTCTGTATACGAATCTACAACTTGATTCGTATAATCATCAATCGTTTTACATTGATTCCAATTTATCTTGACTTGTCTTGTAATATTGTCTTCTGTTCTCGATATGATAACAATAAATTTTTCATAAATATCATCTTCAATATCACACCAATTTACGAGAGTAGAGATACCGCCGATACCAAACTTTCCAATACCTCCATCTATATTTTCCGAGTGAAGTTGAACAAAACGGTACACATTTACTTGATCCATCCCCCTTCCATCGTCCTTGTATCTAATTTGATAGTATTTAGTGCCGTCACTATTATTCCCTTCTTGCTTATCAATGACAATATTTTTGGCGTTCGCGTCAAAGCTATTGTCAATTAATTCCTTTAAAAGAGACAAATTATTATGCCCAGTTGAAGACGTTCCCAAATGTTTCAAATAATTGTAAATATTAACTGGTTCAAACTTTGGAGATGACATGATTATGTTGTTGATTAATCGTTCCCCTATTAAATTCAATTTTATCATTATTTCTTCTCCCAAAATTATAGAAAAATTGAAATCAACTTACCATTAGTTTTGGATACCATCAAGCAATTGTAACAAAATCATGGAAGGACTTCTCAAACCCGGCGTCCAAGAAGCCATTTTCAAGAAGGCATTTGATTATGTTAACGGAAAACACGGAAAAGTCAATTTAGAAACTTGTCTTGCTGAAATGTATAACAAAAATTTGGATGAAGATTATATTGTTTGTATTTGTTTGGCATCTATTAGTTTGATTGAAAGTGGGAAAGACGAATTTGAAAAAATAGAAGAAGGGCTTTCCGAAAAAATGAAGAAGTCAGTTATGAGGCAACTCGGAGAACAACTTACATCGTGCAATGATATTCATAAAACAGAATAGCTATGGCATAATATTAATAATTATACAAAAGATTGTTCGGAAACATTTTATTATTGTTATAAAATAAATAAATGAATATAAAATTTATGAAAAAATATAGATTTGACGACATAATTTTGAGTATTTTGCCATTGATGTTACTATACTGGTTCAATAATGTAGACAATATAAAACGATTTTTAATTTTACAGGTTTGTGCGAGCAGTTTACTATATTGGAATTACAAAAATATATATACACTTCTAATAGATGTATTTAGCGCAAGTTCATTCATTCTTTATTATTTGTTTTTGACTTATAGGAAAAATAAAATTATTCAAATGTTTGTCTTTTCGTTGTTGATATTAATATTCTTTTTATGTAGCTTTTTACAAGGGCAACAAGGGAAACGTCAGATTATAAATCATTTGATATTCCGTTTTGTAGTGTTGGTGTTATTCTTACAAAATGAATCTACAATGTTAGGGTTATGAGTCATCATCATATCAAGTAACAACAAGGTTACCACGACCAGTGACATCATCTTTCTCTAGCTCGCAAAATGATTTGAAAAATGTTTCACAATCTAATACAATCTCTTGTTCAATATCTAAATATTTATATACTATGTTACGATTATTGCGACGAAGTATTTTTACTTTATTTCTATTGTAGATGTTCATCCAATATTGTTTATCGGGGTTATAAATATTTGATTTAATCCATCTATTATTTTCTAGTTCTAGAATGGTCCCGTCGAGACCCATCCAAAAGGTTCTTACTTTAATGTTTGGAAAGTATTTCGGCATACGCCCAAGAACATTTTTGTGTTGTTTTTCTTCATTTATCGTATCATCCCCATAATAATGTGCGTAAGCGCCACAGTCTTCATGGTCTATGAACCATACTTCTTTCGCACCATGAAGTTTTCCGGACAAATCTACATGGCTGCATATAGATTCTTTCCACGCAGACAACTGACACCGACATTCAGAACTTAAATGATGACGATTCTCAAGACCAACAGACAAAGACGATCCAGCGACGGATACAAGGTCATATTGGTCACAATAACCTTGATTGTTCAACATCGTAATCGTTTCTGTTACCATTCTCAAATCCATACACGAAACAACAACCATTTTGGCAATTTTGTCTTTCATAATTTATCTTGGAGAGGAATGTTCGTGTATATTTTTATTTCAATTTTTTCACGATAAAAATATATACTCATAAAGTATTAGATAACTTCAGAATGCCACCATTTATTCCAGTGAAAAATGATGATTTGACGCCTAAAGAAGAAGAAGTATTGGGTATGTATACAGGTGGCGAGTCGTTGTGGATAAACAATTATTTGAGAGATCATAATTTGGGAGAACTTAACCCACGTCAAAAAGAAAAATTACGTAGCTACACGGTACACTTGAATAACATTATCAACAAAGTACCGAGAAGTACAACAGATACAACTGTTTACAGGGGTGCGGAAGCAATGGAAGAGAAATGGAAGCGTCTGAACAAAGGCGATGAACTATTATTTACACAAAAAGGTCTCATTTCAACGTCGTTCAATAAAGATGTTGCGCTGGACTTTATAGAAGATGATAGCCCTTGTTGCTTGCTCGTTTTGCGATTACCCAAAAATACTAAGGGATTGTACATATCTTCAGAATCTGCGTTCAGCGATTTAGATGAAGATGAACTGCTGTTGCCACACGGTTCCAGGTTTCAAGTTACCAGCAGACAAATGAAAAAATATGATACTAGTCCCAATAAAATAATGACATACTATGCGAATTTAATTTCACAATTATAGTTATTCAATTTGTTTCCGTTCTTTGTTTTATATCTGTCACCAATTTTCAAGGAAAGTTGGTTTAAAATAAACAAGAAATCAATGCGCACCTATTCAACTTTTTACAGAACAGATTATATGTTTATAAGATATAATGAAAACTAAAAAAAGTCAAAAAAGTCAAAAAGTCAAAAATATTAAAAAACAAATGAGTGTCAAAACTATTAAAAACATAATTTTGAAAAAAGATAGAACTTTTCCGACAATACATAATGTACATGGCTACAATGTAATTTTAATAGACATACCAAGTAGCGAACTCGTATATATTCAATCATATGTCAATGTCGGATTTTTATTTGAAACAAAGAAAAACTGCGGGATTAGTCATTTATTAGAACATGTTTTAGTTAATTCTTGGGAACAGTGTGTAAAACATCCATGTCTAGAAGTTTTAACTGAAAAAGGAATACAATGCAATGCTCGTACTGGAATTACCACAACAAATTATCACACAACTTCTACAAAAGAATCATTTGGGGAAATGATAGATTACATAGCAACAATAACGACAAATGCGAAAATAACACAGAAAAATGTGAATAGAGAAATAAATCCGGTTTTCAATGAACTAAAAGAACTAGGAAATAATCCCAAAAATCAATTGTGGAATTTAATACAGAAAGAGTTGTTTTGTAGCGAAGGTGGTAAATATTCAAACGATTGGGATACCCAAGTAAAAACCCTGAAAAATATTAATGCTAAAATGCTAAGCGACTATTATAAAAAACATTATGTCCCAGAAAACACCACGTTTGTTATTTGTGGAGATATAGACAAGAAGAACGTCCTTGATATCATGAGCAATGTAATACAACCCCCAAAATGTACCTTATATAATTCAAATTTGACACCATGTTTCAACAAATTAGATGAAAATAAATACATATTTCATCAACGGAAAGATTCCAGAAACGCACTCTGTTCATTCACTTACATATCTGATGATATTGACGATAATGATGATTTGTTGGTAAACTTTTCTTTAAGTTGTCTAAGACACGCGTTATTTATGAGACTTCGTTACAAAAATAAGATGACATACTATCTCAGATGTAGTTCGTCGCGCTCACATTGTGGGCGTGAAATAACGATTGTATACGAGACCTCTCACAACAACATTAAAGATTCGCATGACGTTGTTTTGAACGTGGTTGAAAAATACAAGAACGAGTTTTTTTCAAAGTCAGTAATAACTTCGCGCAAAAAACACGTTTTAATAAACTACGAAAAAACGAACCAATCAAATCCCGAGATTATTGCCAAACATTATATGAAGCAGTTTTTGTATAACAATGGCGCATTGTACTCACCTAAACATATGAATAAAAAGGTCGCAATAATAACAAAAAATGAAATAAAGGGTTGTTTAGAAAAATGTCTCAATAAATATATTTTTGGTTATCAATCGGTCAAGTCTGTATTTTAATTGTATAATCGAATGTTTTTCTACCATCATTTTATATTTGCGCTTCATTCGCGCTTTCTCCATTGAATGAATTATCCACTTTATCTGTATCTATATTTATTTCTTTTATTTCAAATAAAGACTCGCAATCGTTAACAAAATTATGATTATTTAATTTTTCTTCGGACTCGTCGGAGAAAGTGACTTGTTCATCGTGTTCGTTTTTTCCTTGCGTCGTTCGTTCATTATCTTGAAATACATTCTCTGTGCTCTTTGGCGATTCATCGTTCGTATGATTATTTATTTGTTCAAAAAATAATTCTACTTTTTCCAAAAAGTTGTCAAGAATATTATCGTGTAGTTTATGATAAACGCAAATGTAGTTTCGGTGCAAATTGTTTGTCATCAACAATTCTTGGTTCAGATGTTGTTGGTTTATAATATAGTTATCCAAATTGATTCCATAATACAAACTTTCTTGTCTTGTCTTTATTTTCTCTTCGTTTTCGCCGTGTATTTCATAAACTTTTTTAACTATAGAAATGACATCTTGATGTATATTGTTTATAGTATCAAAATCGTATGATTTAAAACTATCCAAGTCCTTGTAAACCGGATATAAACTTTTTTTTTTCATTTCTTTTATTGAAGCATATTGTTCTTGTAACAATTTGTCACTCAAATAATCATTCATCATAAAAAATAATTTGTAATAATCACCATAAATTCGATTGTCAATGTAATTATATAGCTTTAACATGTTGGCAAATTCTAACTCAATCAGTTTATTCTGAAAATGTACCGAGTCGAGACCGAAGTAATTTTTTGACTCTTTCTCAATACATTCAATGTAATTTTGTTTGATAGAGTGTTTGATTTTTTCAATATCTTCAATACGAGTTTTAATATCTGAACGAATTTTTATTATTGTCATAAACCCATCGTCAACCTCTTTATGTATTTTTTTGTCCATATAGATATATTAATGAATGAGAAAAAAGAAATTGATGAAGTCAACGTCTCTGAATGGAGTCCGGGACACGAAAAGATACTTATAGACTGGGCCGATAAAGCCATGTGTTATAGATGGCTACACGCGCGCAGTCATCAGAGATTCTCCAAAATAAATACATATTTTACAATACCGGTTATTGTAATGAGCACATTAACTGGTACCGCAAATTTTGCGCAAGATCGCGTCCCCGAATATTACAGAGGGTATTATTCTATGGGAGTCGGATTTGTCAATATTTTAGCAGGCATCATTACTACGATTCAACAGTTTTTGAAGATATCCGAACTGAACGAAGGACATCGTGTAAGCGCGATTGCGTGGGACAAATTTTATCGCAAGATTAAAGTTGAATTGTCGAAACCTATTCAAGAAAGACAAAATATAACGGACTTTTTGAAAAACTGTACGGAAGAATTTGACCGGTTGATGGAAACAAGTCCAATAATACAAAAAAACATTATTCAGTTATTCCAATCAACCTTCTCTGGAAAAAAAATGACCGACCAACAAAAGGAGTCGTTCTTGAAACTAAAAAAACCGGAAATTTGCGATTCGTTAGAATCAGTACAGTTATCATTGTACAAACAAGATGTCGGTGAAAAATTAAAGACAAACTATAAAAAATTATTGACAGATGTTGTTACGAACAATGCGAATGATAGTGCGGAAGAACTTGAAAATAAACGGGGACTGTTAATTGAAGAATTTGTTACATTATTTGAAAGCGAAATGATGCGCAAACCAACATTGAATGAATTATATTCAAATCTTATATCAGACAATACGCTAATCGACAAGGAACTCTTAAATGCTTACTGGTATAAAGTCAATAGAAATGATTCAGTTGCTTTAAACGTTGATAGTGCGAACGGGAATGATGGAACTATTGAAATGACGCCAAATGTCAACTCAGAATAATTATATATAATTATATATAAATAATATAACAATTATGAATGCTACAAATGTTGGATATTTAGCAGGATTATTAACAACCAGTAGTTTTATACCCCAAATATGGAAATCATATACGATAATGAGATTTAACGCAAATATTAAAAATAAAAAAGATAGAAAATCAAGTGGCATCAGCATTGCGTTTATGATTATTATATTTGTCGGAATGTGTATTTGGATTTACCATGGAATATTGATTAACAGAAATAGCCCCCATTTGAGAGACGGGGACGCATTATTGTTCTGGAACATAATATCCGCAACTTTTGTCCTTTTAATTATAGTGTTTACATTATTGTCTTGATTATGGTCTATAAATTTGACGTATTCTCATACCAATTGCGAACACCATGTTTGATGATTATTTTCGCATTTTCAACAACTAACCACCGCAGATGTGCTTCTTTTTCATCGGCGGAACGTTTATTTTTGTAAACTTCACAATGTGCTGCGAAGTAATCCTCTCTTACTATTGTAGACCAGTGGTCTACGATTGCGTCTGCGACAGAATCCGGCATTTTTTCGCGCGGTTTCTTGGGTTTACACGAAAACTCTTCGCGACAAAACGGGCACGTGTTATTTTGGCGGGCGTGTTGAGCAAAACAATTGGGGCATATCTCATGACCACACCGAAGAGTTACTCGTCCTTGCATTTGTTCCATACAAATCGCACAGTCGCACTCTTCGGGGTCTAATTCCGCTTCTTTTCCGCCAGATAGTTTTTGTATTGTCTTATTTTGGCGCGAAACGCGAGCTTCCAGATGTTCCGCTTTGGCGTTTGCCTCAGTACATTGTTCGCGAAGGTTTAACATATTCCGTTCATGTTCTTTTCTCAACCACTCTTTGTTCTCTTTACGGCGCATGTCTAGCATTCCATTCACCCTGTAAATCAGTGTGGGGTTTGCTGATGCCATGTTTTTGATATTTGACTTGGTGTGTACAATATATATTCTCTTCGCAGTAGTTTCAATTTTTTCACTTTCAAATCTGGGGGTTCTTGGCATATTTGTGAGATTGTAGATCTGGAATTATGAATAAAAATTGAATTAATATAAATAATAATGAACACTCATTATAACATACTCCAACATGCTATGCCTTCAGAACAAACACGAACGTGACGACGATATCAAGTTTCAAGAAAATGGACACGTTTATTATGTGAAGAAAAAGCGTGGTTACAAGTCCATCACAACTGTTGTACACAACGCTTTTGAAAAGTTCAACGCCGACGCAATTATCGATAAAATGATGGCGTCATCTAATTGGGAGAAAAGTAAATATTACGGAATGACAAAACCAGAAATTAAACAGCAGTGGAAAGAAAACGGAAACGAAGCCGCGAAGTTGGGAACAACAATGCACTACCTATTTGAATATCATTACAATGACATGTACAACAGCGAACTGTCTAATCATCCAAAATTCTTCCAAGATTTTATGAATAATAATGACTACGAAGATACAATCGAATATAAATATTTCAAGAATTTTGTTGACGACCATCCGGAACTGGTTCCATATCGCACCGAGTGGTCTATTTACGACGAAACAAATAAAATCGCCGGTTCTGTTGATATGACATTTCTAAATGACGACGGATCTCTTAGCATATATGACTGGAAGCGTTGTAAAAAGATTGAACGCTTCAGTGGCTTCAATAAATCGTGCATTGCTCAAGGTGCTGGGCATATTCCCGACACGAACTATTGGCATTATACTCTTCAATTGAATCTATATAAAATGATACTTGAAACAAAATATGGTTTCGTAATCAGAGACATTCAATTGGTTGTTATTCATCCTGATAATGAAACTGAAGATTATGAAAAAATTGAGTTGCCGTTTGTACAAATGAAAGACTTGACCAAAATTATTAATTTCAGCCGATCGAAACTATTTTAAACAATTCCTTCTTTGAATCATTCATAATTAATAATTTCTTTATATTTGTCGTCTTCAAGAATAAGTTGTGACTGAAGATATTGCATGCGTTCTTGAGTTTCCAAAATCTCCGTTTTCATCTTTTCAATTTCATTATCTTTATTTTTATTTTGAAAGTTAAGTTCTTTTACACTTCTTTTCAATGAATCTCGCTTCTTTTTGTCTACCTCTTTCTCTTTTACCATCTTGGTATTCTCTTCTCTTGATTTGGTCAATTCTTCTATAAGTTTGATAGACTTTTCTCTAAGTATTACGTTTTGTCTTCTCAAAAGTTCTTTATCAATCCTGTATTGTTTTACGTCTTTTTCAATATTTTCGGTTGGTGTGCTATATTGTTTGAAATTTCTTAGAAGTTCTTGATGCTTATTACTTTTAATATGAGAACAAAATTGCTGTCTAGTGGTAATAGTAACCGATACATCACATCTACAGCCGTATGTAATCCGATTTCGCTCGTGCTTTTTGTAAGGAGAAATATCTACATATTTTCCCGTATTTTCATCAAAGGTTGGGTCATACACTGTTTTATGACATTTTACTAATGCCATCTTTTGGGTCTTGTTGACACTTGTTCCGATGAGCGAGTTTTTTCAATTTTTACATAGACAATAATAAACAAGTAATTGAACAATTCAGAATAAAAAATATGTTGTTTGTTTTCAAAATATTTTTTATTTTAGTGGTCGCATATCATTTATGAATCAAAATTTTAAACATTTACTTCCCCCGCTCCAGTTGAACCAAACCCACCACTACCACGCCGGGTCGTGCTAAGTTCCGAGTCGGATTCTACAATTACTACCTTGAATGGCGCCAAAGTTGGAACGCAAATTTGAACAAGTCGCTGATGCTTTTCACATTTGACTTCCTCTGTAGAATAAACTACGTCAAACATGGCTCCCAAATTGCCACGATATCCGCTGTCAATAATTCCGACGTTATTCGCAAGACGGAACTTGGTCTTGGAAATACTTGAACGAGGATACAAACAGAAGCCATTCGGAATATTTTCACGGTTCACATGGCGAACCATTTCGCATTTAATAAACAAATCCACTTTATTCACTTGCTCGTGGCTGAGAATCTGCTCTTTTGGAACAAAGACGTCGAAACCACTATCTGGAAAATTATCATGATACATATTTTCGTTGTGTTTTAGAGCACTTGCGCGATAAATATCTTGTAGCTCGGGATTACAGTTCTGAACGCTCAAATATAGGGTATATTCCGACTGTACAAGAACATTTCCTTGGGTCTCTTCGTTACGCTGGACGAGATATGCCATTTTATAGATGTTTGATGTAATTATCATTATTGCTTTAAATGTTTTCAATTTTATCTTTGAAATTATACCTCATGAATGTGACGAAAACATAAAAATAATGTAGCGCAAATACAACCGCTATCAGCTCATTTAATGAAATGTGGATTGTATATGTTTCATCTTCGGTTGTTTCGTCGGATGTAGGCATTATGTTTGTTATCAATAATCTAATGCGACAATTTGTCTTTAATTCATGTTTTATTTTCTCTTCTCTGAATATGAATATTTTAACGACCATTAAAAAGAATGAATATAAAATATAACACAATCTCACCACGTATTACCAATCAACATTATAATCCAAAATTCATCATGATATTATTAGATTCATTCACAAGGTCCGGTAGATGTGGTGGTTCCAGTGAGCGCGATTGAACCTGGTCCCAATCATCTATAAATGATTCGGTTTTTAAATATTGAATTATAGTGTGACAGTCTGGGCGTTCAGAATGGTCTTTTTTTGTCAAAAATTGTATGAGTTCATTCAAATTGTTATCAAATATCACATTTAATGATAATTGAACATTCAATATCATTAGGAACATAATATCACGATTTAATCCTTGCCACGGTACACGGCTTCCGGTCATTTCGTATAAAATGATACCCAGTGCCCAAATATCACTTTTTGAATGAATCAATTTCTCGGTTATCATTTCAGGTGCGAAATACACGGGGGTTCCGCGTAAATTTTTGTCTATTTCGTCGCGCTTTCTTGAAATTCCAAAATCAGTTAATAATATGTGCCCCGAATTATCAATGAGGATGTTTTCTAGCTTCAAGTCACCAAATACGATACCATTAGAGTGTATTGAATTGAGTCCGCATAAAATTTCACCGAAATAAAATACACATGAATTATAATCTAATGTATAAGAATTTACACAAGAGTACATGTCGCCTCTTGAAGCAAAATCCGTCACAAAATATACATTTAATGGGTCTTGTAGACAGAAATGCAATTTGTTGATAAATTTCGTATCAGTTAGTTCTTTCCAAATAGCGCGTTCCCTAAGAGCAACATTGTAATTAATATTTGTCAGTCTCTTTTTGGACATTATCTTGATAGCCGCAAATGTTTGGTTGTTTTTACACATTGCTTTTACAACCGTGGCAAATCCACCAGTTCCAATGATTGACAAAATCTGATAATCACTGATGTCTGGTTCATGTGACGTGGCTGTATGTTCACTCATTGTTATCGTCCATATTGGATAAAGTCTTTGTTCTTTTGATATATCTTGACACGCTACAAGAGATATATCATAGTGTCTGTTATCTTTCTTTATTGTATCAAATATTTTATCTACATTTTCAACTGGACCTTCTAAAATCTGTAAAATTGAAGATGTGCTTTGTTCCCAAATCAGTTTCCCGCCAATATTTGAAGCGCTGTTATTTTTTTCAGAACTGCGAATGATATCTTCCATAACGCCTTTATTATTTGATTCGGGACTTAAAAATGATTTATACACAATCCTTGCGTACATGTTTTTGATAGTAACCCCACGTTTAATTGTTTTCCCTGACATAATCGGTTGCTGGTCATTGCTAAAATGATGTACCGCCGCAAGCGTTTCAATTTTTCGCAATGAATACAAATTACAAAAAGTAATATATTTTATCCAATTGAAATATTTTGTTTTTGATCAAAATGTTGAAATATATAAAATTCAATATTACAAATACTAAAAACAACAATATCATCTGCGCCAATTTGTCTTTTTCCACTATGTCGTCGTGAGGCAAAACAAAATAATCCACAAAGTTGTCTAGTATATATGAGCTGATAATGGATGCTGCGATGGACACCAAAAACAAGAGATACAATTTTCGTTCAATTATTTTTATAAATGCCCGTCCTAGTGGTATTGTGTTAATTAATTCAAATTGGTATTTGTAAAAGTATGATAACATTCCTAAGGAAATAATTGATGAGACAAATTTTGTCACGAACATTGGAATTTTGGTGAAAATTTTAATTGGAAAAGACAACAATACAGACGCAGATGAAATTGGAGTTGTGCACACTGTGAGGCACCATATAAAGAGTGTTATTTTA